ATGCCAATTATTAGAAAGAATGACGTTGTTACAGAGCGTCCAGTGATTATTGTACTTTATGGTACTCCAGGTACAGGAAAGACATCTTTAGCTACTACAGCCAATAGTCCTTTACTCATCGACACCGACCGAGGCTTTGACCGTGCCGTTCAGCGTCCAGACATTGTTGTTACGGCTTCACGTTGGGAAGACATCTATAATGCTGAGGTTATCGGTTCCTATGTTGTTGAGGATGGCAAGCAGGTTTGGAAACCAGGATTGATCAGTGAGTGCAAGACCATCGTTGTAGATACTGCCAAGGCTATGCTTGATGATTACCTTAATGCTTTCGCTATCCAGCAGGACCCTAAGCTGGGAACTAACTCATTGAAGCGATATGGTGTGATGGGAGAATTGTTCAAGCAGTTTGTCGGCATTCTCCGTTCAAACAATTCAGACATCATCTTCATCTGTCACGACAAGGAGACACAGGAGGGAGACTACATCAAGCATTCTCCAGACTGTACAGGACAGAGTAAGGACTTGCTCATCCGTATTGCGGACCAGGTAGGTTACATCTGCAAGGAGAACGGCAATCGTGTCATCAAGTTCGAGCCACAGGACAATCGTGTTGGTAAGAATGTTGCAGACCTGCAGGATACTTGGATTCCAGCTTACGGAACAGAGGAGTTTGACACTTGCATGGCAGACATCATTAAGAAGGTGAAGATAGCCATCGTGAATAAGTCAGATGCTCAGGCCAAGGCACAAGAAGCTGTGGATGATGCTCGCAAGAAACTTGCAGCCGTAGAAACTGTAGATGATGCAAATGCTCTCATCGAGGTTGCCCACGGATTGAACAAGATTCATCAGAAGGCGTTTATGAACCAGATGATCAAGGAGCTTGCCGCCAAAGGCATTGACTTTGACAAGAAAGGAAAGAAGTTCGTCAAGCACGAGGATGCAGCATGATGAAGCCTTTGATTAGAGTTACCCAATTAGAAAGCTTTAGACGATATATGTCGGGCGAATACTCTTATGTTACAGAGCAGGACGTTATAGACAATATCACTAAGAAGTTTGAGGGCAACGATTACACAAGAATAGGAACTGCCTTTCACTCCATCGTGGAGACTGGCAGTCCCCATTGCTTCAAGGAGCCGGAAGGTGTTCGTCATTTCACCTATTATAAGAAAGATAAGACTGAACCCGTTCCGAAAGGAAGAAGGTTCGTCTTTGATGAAGGTGAGGCGATTCTCGATATTCCACAATGCAAGGTTGCATTGAAATACAGGAATGAGCATCCTGGCGCCTTTCATGAGGTTCGTGAATATAAGGATTTCGGCGATGCCGTTATCACGGGATGTGCCGATATGATTGACGGACTAGAGATAAGAGACATCAAGACTAAGTACGGACCGGTATCAGACAAAGACTATATAGATAGTTGCCAATGGCAGCTTTACCTAGAGCTGTTTGAAGCTGATGTGTTCCATTTTGACTTGTTTGTCTTTGAGGGCTACAATAAGGATAAGCACAAGGGAGACGTGAGAGGTCTAAAGCTTACTCCTTATGAGCCAGCAATTACTTGTTACAGATACCCAGAGATGGAAGACAAAAACCACGCATTATTGCGTGACTTCCTTAAATGGGTAGAAATGAGAGAATTATTACCATATTTACCATTAACAGAATCAGATGGCTAATACAATGACAGGAAGGGTATTGCTCATCGGAAATACCGAAGAGATACCAAGCAAGAACGGTGGAGAACCGTTCAAAAAGAGAGTGGTAGTACTGAACTGCACCCATTCGGATTTCGGACAAGTGTATGAGAACTACCCAAGTTTCGAGTTCAGCGGAAAGCATGTAGATGATCCTGCTGGTTTTGCAGTTGGCGAGATTGTTACCATATCTTTTGCTCTTCAAGGTACCAAGTATCAGAAGAGTGCAAATGACCCGGTAAAGTATTTCAATACCATTTCGGGTTACAAGATAGAAAAGTATCAGAGAGGTGGCCAGACACAGCAACAAGCTCCACAGCCGCAGCAGCAAGGAGCTCAGTCACCGGCATCGCAGCCTGGCAAAGATGATGACTTACCATTCTAATTATATGATTTTCAATCTCAACAATGACAAGGACAGGGCAGACTATAAGGACTATTGCAATGGTCTTTACATGGATGCCTTGAAAAGTGGAAAGGGTTTTATCGTGGAGGTGAAGAAAAAGCACCGTCCACGTTCCCTTGCCCAAAACAGCTATCTGCACGTTTGCCTTCAGTATTTCGCATCAGAGTTCGGCTACGATGAAGAATATGTGAAGTATAACATTTTCAAGCAGATAGTAAACAGAGAAATCTTTGCGAAGCAGAGAACAAACAGAAGAGGACAGCCTGTAACCTATTGGAGAAGCACGGCTGACCTTGACACAAAAGAATTAACAGACGCTATCGAGAAATTTCGGAACTATTCAAGCATGGTAGCAGGGTTGTATATACCTGAGCCAAACGAAGAAGCAGCCTTGCTTGAAGCTCAGAAACAGATAGCATTATATGAAAAATATTTATAATTATGAAATCAGATTTGAAAAATTATGTTCCAGAGAACATTGAGTTTGTATTGGAGGACGGTGTAAAAGACATGTTCCCAATGGTGTTGGACTTCCTTGCTTTGACCGAGGAAAATCTTTGCGGAGAGAAGCCTTTGAAAAACAAGGCTGATATCCTTAAATTTGTCGGAAAGCACTTCACCGCTACATTCCCAGACAATGAGTTGGTTACCCGTTTCCTCGATGAGTTCGAGAAGAAAAACATCAGAGAGGAATACTGCACACTCGAAGAGAACGTGGTGCCAGCTCGCAAACTGGAGTTGGAGGAGGCTTTGGAAAAAGCCAAGAAGATGAAGAAGGACGCAGAAGAGGCTTACGCTTCTGTCCTCATGGAAGTAGCTAAGTATGCAGCAGAAGTACGTCGGGGAACTGTTGATATGCGCCTTAAGTCGAAGAACGTGTTCTGTATTGCATTGGCAGGTTACTATCTCGTATATAATTGGGATGCAAATACAGAGAAGTTCTTACTCGCAAAGGCTTACGCTATCCCTGACCGCTCAGAGATTTGGGCCAATGAGGTCAAGAATCGTGAAAGCATGAAAGAGGTCTTCGGATTGGAGTTCCCAGAGGTAGAGCAGGGAAAAGAAGAGGTTCCATCAGAGCAGTCTTCAGATGATGACGATGATGATTTACCATTTGGCGAGTAATGAAATACACTCTTAGAAATTATCAAAAGCAAGCCAGTGATGCAGCCGTAAGACTGTTCACTGGCAAGGCTGATAAGAATGGACTGATTATCTTGCCTACGGGCGCAGGAAAGAGTTTGGTGATAGCAGATATCGCCTCTCGTCTGGAAGGGCCGCTATTAGTCTTTCAGCCAAGTAAAGAAATATTGCAACAGAACTTTGCCAAACTACAGAGCTATGGAATATTCGATTGCGGTTGCTATAGTGCTTCCGTGGGATGCAAGGATATAAACAGAATAACCTTTGCCACCATCGGAAGTGTCATGAACCATATGTCAGACTTCGATTGTTTCAAGAATATCATCATCGATGAATGTCATTATGTAAACTCTAAAGCTGGGCAGTACAAGCAGTTCATAGAAGTGAAGAACAGACAGGTTGTTGGATTAACAGCCACGCCATACCGTCTTGATCGTGCCGAAGGAGGTTCCATCTTGAAGTTCCTTACGAGAGTACGTCCAAGGATTTTCTCAAAAGTTATCTACTGCTGCCAAATTGGAGAATTGCTTTCTAAAGGTTATCTCGCAGATTTGCATTATTATGATTTGACGGCATTGGATTTAAGAAGAGTAAGAAGCAATTCCACAGGTGCAGACTATGATGAAAGAAGTCTTCTTGCAGAATATGAGCGTTGCGGATTCTATGATAAGCTATCAAATACAGTAGTCAAGGTTCTGCAGCCTAAAAGCGGCATACCAAGAAAGGGAGTACTTGTATTTACCGCTTTCACAAAGGAGGCCAGGCAGTTGGTTGATAAGCTTCAATCCATCGGAGTCAATTCGGCTATCGTAACAGGAGAAACACCTAAAAAGGAGCGTGAAGCCATTCTTGAAGGATTTAAGAGGAGAGAGATAAAGGTGGTTGCCAATGTTGGTGTATTGACTACGGGATTCGATTATCCAGCCCTAGACACCGTTGTTTTGGCACGCCCGACAAAATCTCTCGGGCTCTACTATCAGATGGTAGGCCGTGCAATCAGACCATTTGACGGCAAAGATGGGTGGATAGTTGACTTGTCGGGCAATTATAGTCGGTTTGGAAATGTCGCAGACCTCTTTATTAGCAGACCTCCAGGAACAACGAAATGGGCGGTGTATTCCAGAGGAACACAATTAACTAATGTCGTACTAAGATGAGCGTTCTAAATGAGCTTATTGAATATAAGCAAAGAGATTCCGCATTAGGAACTGAGTATTTAACTCTCTGTCCGCATTGCAGAAAGGGAGTATTTACACAAGAACCAATTTATGTAGGAAGTTTAGCTTGCCGTTTATGTGTTGATTTTGCGAACATGACGGACAAATATGTTACATGTAAATTCAAAAGAAATGTTTCCAATTTATAAGAAAAAGAAGAAATCTCCTTCTGCTCCCAAAAAGAGAAAGAAGAGTAAGCCGGATTTAGTCAAGAGACTAGACAAGGTGTTTGCATTGTATATACGTCTGAGAGACTGCATGCCAAGCGGCATGGGACAATGTATCAGCTGCGGAAAGATAAAGCCGTACCGAGAGCTTGATTGCGGTCATTTCTTCGGACGTTCCAACATGGCCACCAGATTTGATGAAGATAACTGCAATGCAGAATGTATCGGGTGTAACAGAGTGAAGTCAGACCATCTTATATACTACCAGGAGAATCTGATAAAGAAGATTGGTGTTTCCCGATTTTCTACCCTGCGAGAGCGTGCCCACTCTATCAAGAAATGGGATGACGACGAGTTAGAGAAAATGATCAAGTATTACACAAATGAAGTAAAAAGATTGAGTCATGAAAAAGGTATTTCTGTTAATCTGTAAAAAATATAAGTCCCCAGTGTTTCGCAACACCGAGGACTTGAACCAATTAAAATCCTATAAAGATTATACTTTAAAGGGATTTGTTTGCAAAGGTAATGAATTATTTTCAAATTGCCAAACAAACCTCACAAAAAAAGCCCGCTCACCAGCAGGCTAAAGAGAAAACCACCATATAATATTCTTTACAAATATACATGGAATAAACTTATTGCAAAGGTACAATAAAATATCGAAATATCCAAATATATATCTGGATATATTTTGGTGTTTTTGAATATTTAACTTAATTATTTTGCATATATCAAGATAAATTAGTACTTTTGCCTTAAGAGAAAGCCGAATATAAATCATAAAAATAATACACAATATGGAATTAACAGAATATCTTAAAAAAATTAAAGGAAGTGAGGGTTACAGAATATTCTTGACAGGCCTGAATAAACAGTTCAAGTCAGCAGGGGTGCTGTATCGTGAGTTTAAGATTTTGGAGAGAATGACAACTATCGCTTTAAAGATTATTCATTTTGTTCATAGCTTTACCCACAAACAGCACAGAGCCGTTTACGGCAAGTTACAAACCGAAGTTGCTTCTTTGGCTGATTGTATCAATCGAGGAAGAGTTTGCTTTATCAAGAATGAGGACTTGAACCAATTATGAAAATAGTCGATTACTCTAAGCTATTGAAATCCTTTTGGGAAAAGAGGTTAGTTTGCACGCTGACAAGTTGCGAGGCAGATATGTATTATTATTTGCTGAAACAATGCGACTTGGGTAACTGGGCAAACCCATTCAAATTGCCGACGAAGAAGTGCGAGATAGAACTCGACTTCACTAGGAAAACAATTAGTAGTGTTAGAAACTCTTTGCAGCAGAAAGGATTCATTAATTTTAAGCCAAGCAAGGTGCGTGGCGAAATTGCTGAGTATGAGATTATTGGACTAAATGCGTTTATTACAGAAACGCAAAGTGAAACGCAAATGGGTACGCAAAGTGAAACGCAAACTGGTACACAAACGGAAACGCAAAAAGAAAAAACAAAAGAAAATTCCCCCCATACCCCCATAAAAGAAAATAAAAAAGAAAATCTAAAAGAGACTGCTGACGCAGTAGAGAAAGCCGAGCTTTCTCTCTTCACGTCAATCTCAGAAAGACGAACTGAATTTACAGAAAGACTCAAACCCTATGTTTCAAAATACGGGCAAAAGTTAATCGATGATTTCGCTGCTTATTGGACTGGGGCTGGCAAAGACGATACTCGTATGAGATTCGAGAAAGAGAATAAGTTTAGTTTGGCGGGGCGGCTTGCCACTTGGAGCAAGAACGAATTGCGTTTCAAGGGGAACACAGTTCTATCCGTAGAGCAAAAAGAAAAGCAATATGAGATAGATTGGCAACGTGTTATTAGATGGTTCAATAAACTTGGCTTGGTAGAGGTAAAATGTTTGACCGATAAACGTAAATTAGCCTACATTTCGATGTACGAGGCTCACGGAAAAGAAGGGTTAGTTGCGTTTTCTGATAACGTAAAATCCTCTGATTACCTGCTTGGCAAAACAGGAAGAGGCCCGAAGAGGGACTTCGATTACGTATTCGAAGAAAAGAACTTCGTGAAAATCATCGAAGGTAGTTTTGAAAACTTTAAAAGCGCAAAAGAAAATGAAAAGAACATTAGAACAGGATGGAAAGCTCCAGAGCACAAAGATACATCAGCGTATCGGGAGGGGTTTAGAGTTACCCCTTGAAAACAAGGAGGCCAAGAATCTTCTATACTCATTCTACAAGCGAGAGGTAGAGAAGCGTAAACGGCAGTTTGTTTTCACAAGTGAACTTAAAGGAGCTATGTCGAAGATAGGAGATTTTCTTACAACAGAGACAAACTTCTACGGTTTATTCATGCCGGGTAGCATAGGAAATGGAAAAACAACTATGCTAAAGGCTATCAGAGATTTGTTAGTCTATTTGGTGGAAACCAACAAGATCAGCTATTGTGAGGGAGACAAATATCCTCATTTCATCAAAGCTACAGACATGGCAAATATGATTATCGAAGACAGAAACGAATTTCGCATAATAAAAAACACCAAGTTCTTGTTGATAGATGACTTGGGGGCAGAGCCGACAGAGCTTATTACCTATGGAATGCCATACAGACCATTTGATGAGCTTTTGGACTATCGCTACGAGCTGTTGCTTCCTACCATTATCAGTTCAAACCTAACAGCAACTGATATTGGGCAGAAATACAATGACCCAAGAATCGTAGATAGAATGCATGAAATGTTTGACATTTTAAGTTTCGAGGAGGTATCTTTCAGATGAGTTTAACACAATCACCATTTCAGGGCCAGCCATTAATCAACGACACAAAGGCCGAACAATATGTAATTGGCAGTATGCTTACTGACCCTACCGCTTATACGATCGTAAGCCAATATCTTGACGAAGAGTGTTTTTACGACCCCATCTGTAAGGATTCCTGGAAAGCAATCGACACTATAGGAAAACGGGGTGTGCCTATAGATATAATATCAGTTTCCTCCGAATTAGCAAAAGAGAAATCATCCGTTTCTCCAATAGACTTGATGAACATTTCGTCTCAAGTAGCATCATCTTCTCACGCAGAATTTCATGCCATAAGACTGCAAGATTTGGGTAGGAGAAGAAAACTATGGGTTGTTGGCCAGCAACTTTCAAGGGTAGGCCTATCTGAGGATATACCGACATCCGATGCTCATCAAGAAGCTATTGAAAGCATAGGGAGGGTTTTCGAGAAGGCAGACGGAGTATTCACACTCAACGATGCAATGAATAGCCTTAACGATATAATGATAAAAAATGCTACCGTTGGAGGTGTTACCACAGGAACAAAAACAGGCATGGATAGATTTGACGAGAAGGGAGGACTACAGAAATCTGACTTAATTATCATAGCTGGTGAAACCTCCCAAGGTAAGACCTCACTCGCGCTTTGCATGACACGAAACGCCATTGAGAACAGAGCAAAGGTTGCTTTCTACTCTATGGAAATGACGAAGGAGCAGCTTACCGCACGTCTTCTTTCTGCCAAAACAAATATTCCGGCCAACAACATTCTTTATTCTGGCAGTTTAGCACCAAGTGAGATAAAAATGATAGACGATGCCAGAGGGAAGCTACCTGGAGAGAACTTGTTTTTTGATGACAAGAGTACTTCGAATATAGACTCTATTTTGCTTTCTATCCGAATGCTTAAAATGCAAAAGGATATTGACGGAGCTGTTATTGATTACTTGCAAATACTTAATGTGAATTCAAAAAGCACAAGTTTCAGTAGAGAGCAGGCTATGGGTGATGCCGCACGAAGATTCAAGAACCTTGCAAAGGAACTGAACATATGGATCATCGCCCTAAGTCAGTTGTCTAGAGATAGCAATTGTCCCGAGCCGAACTTGAACCGACTGCGCGATAGTGGACAGATAGGAGAAGCTGCCGATGTTGTCATCCTAGTCTATCGAGCAGAGTATTACAACAGAGCGTACCCTGCCCCATTCGACAATAAGGACGACTATCCTACTGATGGAACGGCTATGATAGACGTTGCCAAGGGACGTAATATCGGAACATTCAAATTCTTTATGGGATTCAATAAAAATACGACAAATTTTTTCAAGACGAATTTAATCAATGAGGATGTACAGGTACCTTTTGAAAAGCCAGAAGAAGCGGATGCACCATTCTGATAATCAGAGAGTTATAAAGCACGAAGATTTAGTATTTTTAACTAAAATAATCATTAGTATATTTGCATATATCAAATAATTTTCGTACCTTTGCATATAGATAAAAGGTAGTACTTTTGACTATTCAGAGCCTACCTTACAAGTTGAACCAATTAAAATTATAAAGATTATGAATACAACTATTGAATTAAGAAAGAACGAAATCAAGAACGAGGTTAAGAACTTGTTTAATCAGTTCGGTGGACTTGTAGAAAATATAGTTTCTGTGTGCCCTGACTGGAAGTTTGTGAACGTTCAAGATTCTCACAATCAGATAAAAGTCAAGTTTGCCTTAACTTGCGATGAGAACAGAGAGTTGACTGTCGTGTATAATGAATGCAAATGCGGATTCCATGGAAATGTTGAGTTCGCAACAGAAATAGACGCAGCGTCCAGTATTGATATAGATAGTACTAATAGTAAAGCTAAGTATTATATTGCTCTGGGTGTGTTTCTGTCCAATAAAGACTTGCAGGATAAGTTACAGTCAGAGATGAAGAACTTCATACACAATATAGAAATTAAATATAATGAGTACAATAAATTAGACCAGGAGGATTAATTATGGAGACGCTTTCTGAGTACATGCTTCGCAGATTTTGTTCTGCTTATCCAACGGTTCCTATTACGCTTTCAAAAGTCAAGGCTTATCTTGACACAGTTGATGATTGGAGAGAGTTAGATGACAGCCATTTGGCACTATTATACAATTTTAATCTTAAAAAATAGAAAGGGAATAATTATGAAAAATTCAAATTTCAATCTTATCAAGTCTTTGGGCTATGTTGTAGTGTTGGTAAGTATGGCTTCGCACTCTGTACCGCACGAATATTGGAAGAACGTTGAGGACGGTTGCTTATATGGACACGTTGGAGACAGCATAGAAGAGTATAAGCTCTTGATGAAGGAAGGCATTATGTAAAGGAGGAACGGTCATGAGTTTAATCGACGAAATCAGAGCAGCTAGAGTTTCTCAACTCACTGAGGAACACAAGGAAAAGCTTCTTGCTTATATTAAGAAGAACTTGATGCAACATTATAACGTAGTAATCGGAGGCGCGGAACACTTTTCACATGATTGGAAAATTCCAGACCCGGATAGCAAGGATTGGTGGAGAGACTGTTATGCTCCATACAAGCTCCATCCGGCTATTACGGATTGGCTGAATAGCCTTGGCTTTACGTGCAGCCGCTATTATAACAGAGGTGGTGTTGACCAGGGAATATGTGTAAGTATAACATTAGAGAAGAGATAGCTATGGTAGTAAAGGAAATGGTACAATACACGAGAACGGCAGACATGGAAGAACTCTATCTGATGCTCAATAATGATTCAGTTGCCTATGACCTTTGGCACGATTATGCTGAAAAGTATGCCCTGAAGATGGTAAATGGCGAGGCGGTAATGATGGAGAATGTCGCCCATGTGATGATTGCAAGAATTATCCAATCTTGCGATAGATTGCTAAACTGGCGCAGAAAGATGATTACTGATGATCTAAATATAACCAAAGAGCAGAAAGAGATTGTTGCGTGGCAGTGGTTCTATAATAGTATGATGGATTTATATACTTATTATAAAGGTAGGCAAAAGTAAGGTTTAACATGACGGGTATTAAGGACACCCACAAGTTAGATACCTTATTCTTATCTGGCAGCCGGAAAGACGGCAGCCTACCTTCTAACAAAAATATACAATTATGAAGAATATTTATCATATACATCAGTCTTCCAATTCCTATTGGGATAGCCGTTGGACTGACACAGATTATTATCTTTGCGACAGCGAAGAAGAGTATCAGCAGAAATTGGCTGAATACACCGAGAAGCGTAAGCAGATTGAGAAGGATTTTAAAGAGAATCCAACAGAGCACAATAAGTATTGCGCATTGTTCTTACAGCTCAGCAAGGAGCAAAAGGTGCATGCCAGCGAATACTACTACGCACATGAATGGTGTGGCAAAGAGTTCGATGCTTTCGGTTTCTGCTGGAGTGAGAGGTTGGAGAGAAGCACGCATTACAAGTACTTCTTGAAGCCGGGGTCTGTAACTAATGAAAGCGTAAGTTCTGCCGTTGGCAGATTTACAGGATATGGAAGTTAAACTTAATAAGATTGGAGGTGAGTCATGTAGAATTAAGTAAATCATCGTTAATCGGTCGGGATTTACTACTATTAATACATAATATAATATTTATCTGGCAGCTCGGAAAGACGGCACCCGACCTTTAAAATTTAGTCAGTATGGAAATAGAAAAATTAATAAAAATAGCAGAGTCTGATTCCTGGACTGTTACCGAAGAGGAATACTCAAATGGAAAAGGATTACTCTTTTCAAAATATTCACCTGCAGGTCAAGACTTTTCAATATCAACCGGACCATTTGAAAGTGCGGAAGAATTGATCAACAGCATTCACCAACGTTACGTAGAATATGATGTTGACAGTGAAGCATATTTATGGTTGGACAGCGAGGGTCATGGAAAGAATGGCGCACCATATCGCATGAGGGATGTACTGGAAGATATGGAGGCTTGCGAGAAGATGATTTACGACTTATTTATTTTGTTATCAAGAAGCTTATGAAAAGAAGTGAATTATTTATAGCTTGCGCCAACAATTACGATTGTAAGTCAGATTGTGACAACTGTGATTTATATCTTCGTTATCGGGAAGAAAAGGAGGAGGATTAACTATGAGCAAAGAAAGTATTATTAAGGTTGGTCGGTTCGATAAAGCATCAGACTATCCGATCGGTCAGAAACTTATTATAAACGGAAGAACCTGTGTAGTAACAAAACATGGAGATTGTGCTGATTGTTTTGTCGGCGTGCCGAACATACAACGTCGGGACACAGATGTTATCTGTAAAGACTTAGCTTGCACATCGTTTGAAAGAAAAGATAAAACGAGTGTTCATTTCAAAGAAATTTAATTATGACGGTGTACTTGATTTACAAAGAAGATGCTTGGCATTCAAAAGGAAGTGGCGAATTGCTTAGAGTAGCCGATAATCTTGAGAAATGCTACGCAACCGCTGAGGCTAACGGAGCTTCGGAAGACCAGATTAGAGATTTGCGCAATATCGGGCAAAGTCAATGTAGCGGAAAAAATTACGAGTTTAATATTGAAACATGGGAGGTTACATAATGAAATTCAAAGTTCATATAGAGGAAACGTTAAGTAAAGATGTTATCGTGGATGCAGAAACGAGACAAGATGCTCGTGCCATGATAGAAGAGAAAATCGAGAATGAGGAGATCGTTCTTTCTGCTGATGATTTCACTGGTTGCAGAATTATTGAAGTTATGAAGGAAAATGAATATTAAGACAACAAAGACAGAGTACAAGGAGCTGCTTAAAGTGTTAGAACAATCTGCCAACTTTGTTACAGACAAGGCTACAAGAGCCAGAGAGCTTGATATGGCGAGAAGGCTTACAAGATCAAGGTTATTACTGGAGAAAAGAAATGGCAGTTTTGAAGGAGAAAGCAGCGATAGTCATTAATGGCATCGTGTATGTAGCGGAACCAATGGATGATTGCGAGGATTGTGCGTTTTGTACGGGCTTGGCACAATGCAGTGTAGATTTCATTTGCATCTCTATGAGAGAAGCATTCCGCAAGGGGTTTAGAAACAAGCCCATCGGTTTCAAAAAATGGAAAGGTTATGAAAGGAACAGAAACATTCAAGAAGGTAATCAAGGCATATCTTGACAAACGAGCAGCAGAGGACGAACTGTTCGCAAAGGATTACGCCAAGCCGAATAAGAATATCGATGACTGCTGCGACTTTATCATCTCAGAGGTCAAGAAATCCGGAAGACAAGGGTTTGATGATGATGAGATTTATGGTCTTGCGGTTCATTATTATAATGAAGAAGAGGTTTCATTCAGCAAGAATATAAATTGCACCATCGTTACAAACCTCTCAGACCAAACCAAGGAGAGTTTGGAGAAGAAGGCTGAGGAGGAGTTCAAGCAAGCTAAGATTATGGAGCTCAAAAAGAAGGAGTCTGCAGAGAAGGAGCGCTTGAAGAAGAAAGCAGAGGCCAAGAGAAAGAAGGATGCCGAGGTTGGGCAGTTGAGTTTGTTTGATTTTTAATTATGTGAGTTATGAAACCAAGAAATAAGATAGAGCGTGAAGTCGTCAAACTATCCGTTAGAATACCAGAGTTATCTGACAAACAACGTCAGTGGGCCATCAAAACTTGTATTTCAGAAGACGTCGCTTATAAGTATAGAGACAGATTTTCAAGAGGGTGTTTTTATCTTGTATGTACTTTCAAAGGATGGCAAGTTCTCAGATATTTTCAGATAAGAGCAAAGTTTCGGTTTCATAAGATTGTTAAAGAAAAAATCTACTTCAAGGAGTGTATGCAACAATGGATGAAAGACGGGAAATACGTCTTCCTTGCCAGACAGAGGATTAACGGATATTTCACAGACGCTTTTACTTCAAGCGGGAATTTGGAAGTGAGAACACATACTGTATGGGGCTACCTTGGCGACCCACGCGAACTTGGATTTGATGGAGTATATTATGCCTCGGTTCAAGACAAGTATAAGTATGCTCTCAGAGACTTCAAGAAAAAAATTTCATGTGATGAAATCTTTCGTTCTGTTAATGCTAACACGTACAATGAAACCCTCATGAGACGAGATGTCGATATGTGGAAAATGTGCAAGTATCACGAAGCAGTCTTTGACAAAGAAAAAATGTCAGCTATTAAGATTGTAGTCAGACACGGAAAGGCAGAATATCTTTATGACAGCTTATGGTGGGATATGCTCGACAGTATCATATATCTTAAGAAAGATGTACGCAACCCTTCAATAGTTTGCCCGCAGAATCTTCACGATGCACACGACAAGTGGCTTAAGGCTGCTGACAACAAGAAAAAGAAGATGGAGGACAGAATGACTAAACTGCGCTTGATTGCTGAAGAAAAAATGCAACTCAGGTACCTGGAGCAAGCAGCTAAAGCCGAAGAGGAGAATAAGAAAAAGGCAGAAGCAATGGCTAATGTTTATATTGCCAGAAGAAAGCAGTTCTTTGACATTGACATAAAGGATGGCGCAATAGACATACAGGTACTTAAGTCCGTCCAGGAGTTCTTTGAAGAAGGCAAGGAGATGGGGCACTGTGTATTTAGGAACGGCTATTATGATGTTAACAAGAAGCCTAATTGTCTCATTCTGTCAGCTAAGGTGAATGGACAACGCATGGAGACTATTGAGGTGAATCTATCCGATATTTCCGTCGTTCAATGCCAGGGTCATAAAAACATCAACTCTGCTTTTCATGATGCTATTCTAAAGCTTATCAAAGACAACCTGTGGCAGATAGAATCAAGGCTTCCGAATAGAGCAAATAGAACGGCATAAATTTTAGTATTTTTAACTAAAATAATCATTAGCATATTTGCATATATCAAATAATTTTCGTACCTTTGCATATAGATAAAAGGTAGTACTTTTGACTATTCAGAGCCTACCTTACAAGTTGAACCAATTAAAATTATAAAGATTATGAACAAGATTAGAGAATATGAGTTGGCTATTGCAAAGGAAGTAGCAACCAAAAAAGAGTATCGCACCTTACAAACAATGCAGGAAGAGTATTTCGCTCAGTATAATGCTAAATGCGCAGAGATAATAAATAAGCATTTGCAGGAGATTGGCAGCGAGAAGCGTTACGATACTAACAAATACTCTTGCACTGAGTATTTTATAGTGGATGCTTTTGAGGAAGGTAGCAAGGAACAGCTGGAGCTCATTGCCTTCTGCGAGAAGAACGTTCCTCTTCCTGAATGCGAAGACATATCAGATTGTTTCCCATATTTTAGCTACGAGGCCTTTATGAGACTAAACATGCCTTTAAATCTAAGAAGAAGTGATTTCTCATCCGAGGAGATATTTAAAAAATATAATGAGCATGTGTTTTCTGCAACACATGACTTCGATTAACAGGATTTGCGTTAAATTATAGTTAAAATCAAGCATATATGCTGATATATGCACTAAAAATCTTATTTTTGCAGCAATGGAATATGATTACAGTAAACTCAGAGAGTACATCAAACGGTGCAAATGGCAATGGGCCACTTCCATGATAGATGTTCCTCATGAGTACATTCACAGAGACAAGTGCGCTTTGACACGGGATGAATTCTATTACTTCGTCAGCGCACAGAGAGAAAATGGAGTCCACGAAAGATGGGGGAAGTATAATTTCCCTTACCTTTACATTGATGGCTACAAGTATTGGACGATGGGAGACCCATTCGAGACAACTTGGATTTTGAACAGACAGAAGGTTTTCAACGAGTTCGATTTCCTTGAGTGGCCAATACCGCGAATCTATTCGAACCAGGAAATGGACGTTATGGCAAAATCCATTCTGTCTACGTTCAGCGGAGGAAAGTTTTTTGAGGCCGGAATAGGAAACGGAGACTTTGTCTTCTATACCAAAATCCGCCCAGAGCTTTATTATGGCGTCGACCCAAGCAAAAAAGCTATTAAGCTGTTTAGAGAGAAGGCTGCTGGTTTTTACCGTCGGTGCTCTACTATCTCTTTCGAAGAAGCGATAAAGAAATGGCTATCTGCAGACAGTGTAATAATAGCACTATTTGGTACCGCTTCTTACTTCATGCCTCAATATCTCCGAAAACTCGGAGAAAGTGGTCTTGACTATTGCCTGATGTTTTACAGAGAGGAATACACACCAGAAGAGTATAAGGATATGCATCATTTTACATATGACAGAGTCCAGCTTCGCTCGATGTTCCCAAACTGCAACATTTACAATCACAAGAATTTTATAACTATTTCAAATAAAAAAATAATTTGGAAAAAACCGACAGTAGAAAATGAATTATTCCCAGTATGATGACATAGCAAGTAAGTACGATACGTTGTTTCGTGACGAAACGAGTCTCGTTGAGAACCATGAGGTGGGAGAAATGCTTCCACCTCTCAATGGTTCAATATTAGACATCGGTTGCGGGACTGGCTTGCTTGCAGAAATTACGAACGTTGACCCACAGGATTATTTAGGGGTTGATCCAAGTAATGGTATGTTGAAACAATTTAAGAAGAAGCATCCTGAGTTTGATTCTCGCCTTGTATGCGAACCCTTTAATGGAAAGAATATTGATTGTAAGAACTTTGATAATATAATCGCACTCTTCGGTTCTCCATCATATCTTTCACATTTTGCGGTATTAGCAATATCTAAATGCAAAGCAAGAAAATTTTTGATGTTCTATAAGGAATTGTATCATCCTGTGACTTACGAGAAGTGTGACGTTGAGTTCAAACACTACTTCTATTCAAAGAAAACTCTATGCAGTCTTTTTGGGGAGAAAAATGTTTCTGAGTATCATAATTATTTAATAGTTAATTGCGTATGAAATGTGATTTCAAAATCATGGGTGTAGAAGAAAGAATTGAGAACATTAAGCAAACGGTAAACGTTCTCAATTTGTCTATGGACGACGTATTCCTTGACAAAGAGATGAGGATGAATCCCCTTTTGTCATCCTTAGATGTACTTCGTATGCCTACAGAAAAAGGAATCACTCATCGTTGCATCTTGCAAGACGACATCATTCTTTCTGACAATTTTTCTGATTTTGTCAACAAACTGATAGTAATTGCGCCCGATGCCATATATTCCTTGTATTCGTTTACAGGTTATAAACCTTACAGAAAAGAGGCAAAAATATTAAAGACGGGAGGGAAAATATGGGGGCCTGCCGTGGTTATTCCGTTGAAATATATAGATGGAATACTGACTTTGGCAAAATCCGTAAGAGATGACTATGTGCATGACGATGGTTTCTATTCATATTTTGCAAAGAAGAATAAGATTGAAATTTTAACAACTTGCCCAAACGCAATTCAATTAGCAAATAGCTCTTCCTTTTTTAATCACAAATTCACAAAGACAAGAACATTTTCAGAGAACCCTTTAATTTACGACTGGATCCTGGATAAAGAGGACTCTTTACATGTTCATCAAAGCATAAAAGATAGTGAAATATTAAAAGCGTAATTTTATGGCAAAATCACAGAAAGGTTTACGTTATGATGGCAGTATTGACAAATACCCCATCACAGAAGGAGAAGTCTATAGTTTAGGCAATGGTAGCAAGATTACTATTGCCGACATTACTTTAGGACTTCCAGAGTTTTCCAAGAACGCAGATTGCGTTTTCATTGATCCCGCAGGTAACAAGGGCGTACTCAAAGCCTATTATACAAAGGCTGAAAAAACCTGTCCTGTGGACAACTTTGACGAGTTTGTTGCTCACATCAAACTTTGTGTCGAGCAGATTAATCCAGACCGCTTATTCGTTGAGTGCTTCTTTAGCAACAAAAAGCAGTTGGTTCCTATGGTTGAGTCGTTGTTCCCACATGTCAAGATTTACGAGAATACCTACTACCACAAGCCAGATTGCAAGTGCTGGATTATCCAAGGTACAAAACAGGAGGAAGACTGGGGCTTGCAGGGAATGGACGAATGGGATGCTGTGTTCAAGATATGCAAGGATGTGCCTTTCAATGCAATTACGGATTTCTTTCTGGGAAGAGGTCTTGTTGCACGGGCAGCATTTACAGCAAACAAAACTTTTTATGGAAGCGATATGAATCGCAATCGTTTGGCAGTTGCTATCAGTGAAGTGACAAAGCTTGGTGGCGAATGGACAGTAACTAAATAATTACGCATATGATTAAACTCTCTCAGATTATCATCCTCAACGTTCCGAAGCGAGAACGTGAAGGAAAATACCTCAAGAAGTTGATAGAGACCAGCACGAAGCCTTATGGAATTCCTGTCAGTATCTCTATGGACCGAGGTAAGGGTCTTTGGGACAATTATTCCCAAGCATTGACGCAAGAGGTTGCGAAAGGAACTCATCGTATGATTATCCATGATGACATCACCTTCGACCGTAACATTCTTGCCAAGATTTTACATATTCTCTCTTTTGCTCCAGAAAACAACGTTATCAGTTTCTATAACCCAACAAATGGTGACTATACTGATTGTTACGCAAAGGGCAAGCACGTTATCTCTACAAAGACAAACTTCTGGCTGCAGGCAAGCGTATATCCAAACGACCTTGCCAAGGATTTTGTTGAAACATCAAACAAGATGACGGATGATCAGACACGTTATGATGATTCGCGTCTTAAGGCATACCTTCAGGCAAAGGGTATCGACCTTTACGCCATCGTTCCCGGTCTGGTTCAGCATTTCGGTGCATACAGAAGCACGTTCAACAATCCAGGCGCAGTAGGTGGTATTCCTCGAAACAGCAAGACCTACGACAACCAGTTTGATGTAGAGTCTGTAGATTGGGAGAGTGAGTTCAAGAATCCTTATCTGGCTAAGTCAAGCAAGGATTGGGTTAAGGAAATAGTAAACAAGGAATTTCTCGATGAATACAAAAAACTCTAAGGAAAATCTTGCCTTGAAATTGGCGAAGGACAATATCGAGGTTGAGCAGGTTAAGCCTCTGCAGATCGACTATGTTAGGGTTGACGACATTTATCCGAATGACTACAACCCTAACACGCATGATGCAGACAGCTTCGATTTGCTTATCAAGTCTCTGCTTTATTTTGGCTTTACTCAGCCTATTGTGGTAAACCGCTCTACAATGCAGATTGTAGATGGTGAGAACCGCTACCGTGCAGCATGTGTGATTGGTTACGAAATGGTACCGGTGTGTTTCGTTGACTTCGACGAGGAAAAATTGAGATACGCTACCATTATGCACAATGCAGCTCGTGGGCACAACAATAATGAGATGATGAGCAGGTTGAAAGATTATCTTGACACTCATTTCAATAACTCAAGTGAAAAAGTATTACTTAATAATAGAAAGAAATGATATTCTACGGTGAAAAAAATGTATATGAGGCAGCTCTTGACAGATTTCGATTTATCTTCAACGAGTTCTATGGGAAAAGACCAATCGTAGTAACTATTTCAGGAGGAAAGGACTCCACGGTTTGTTTGTATCTGGTAAAGGAAATAATGGACGAGATGGGAATTGAGAAAATTCCTGTCCTATTTCTTGACCAGGAAGCAGAGACACCTATGACCGTAGAGTACATTAGATACATTATGCACCTTCCATGGGTTGAACCATATTGGGTACAGTCTTTCTTCCAGGAGTGGAATGCCTCTAAAGGCGATTGGTTCAACGTATGGGGGCCAGGTGAACATTGGTGCCGTGAGAAAGAGCCAGGCAATCCATATGCTGATTTGGATCTGAAGGTTCATCAATACTTTACACATACATTAGCCTGTGCACAGAAGACTCTCTTTGGAAAGAGTTTTGTCAGCATTGGTGGTGTGCGTATTGAAGAGTCACCAGCTCGTCTTTCTGGTTTGACCCATGGTGAAGTTTATGAAGGTATCACATGGGGTGGTGGTGGAGGTTACTACAAGGATGGAACACCTCGTAGCATGGTTCTCTACCCTATTTGGGATTGGAAAGTTTATGATGTTTGGTATTATATCTTCAGCAAGAAGATACCATACAACAAACTCTATAACTATGAATTTACCCAGAAACCGTTGAGAGCATGTCGTGTAAGCTCACTTATTCATGAGAATGCGATACATGACGTTCAATTCATCAAGGAGGTTGATCCAAAGTTCTACAACAGGTTACAAAAACGTGTAATGAATTTAAACTCAGTAGTACAGGCACACAATAGCTTGATTTATTGGTGTGACCATCTTCCTCCGTATTTCAAAGATTGGGACGAATATGTTTGTTATCTTGCCGAAAATATTTCCGAGAAGAAAGAGAATGGTCAAAAGATATTAAAGATGTATCGTAAGGTTCGAGACAAATGGTTGGAAAAGATGGGATATTTCCAAGATGGTATCAAGTATACACAAGACTTCGTAGGCTGGTATGGTTGCGTTTGCATCATTGCAGAAGACTTCGTCGGAAGTCGTTTCCGTAATGTTGATCGCACTATGCTTCAATACTACAATGACCACTATAAGGAAATTAAGCTGGCAGAAATTGAATCTAAAAAGCAAAAATAATGGAATTAAAGGAATTATTAAAACAAGAGTTCGACAAGGCGCAAGATAAGTTTGCCTTTCTGAACCAAGTCAGGGAGATACTTTACTCATTTTCTCCTGAAAAAGTGAACCCAGTGGAACGTGTTCTTTGGATTCCTATGGAAGACATTGTGGCCAACAACTACAACCCTAATTCCGTAGCAGACAAGGAAATGCGCTTGTTGTACACATCGGTACGAGAGGATGGCTACACGATGCCTATTGTTACTATTTGGGATGAAAATCTGAAGAAGTATGTGATCGTTGATGGCTTCCATCGCAACCTCGTCATTCGCAAGTTCAAGGATATTGCTGAACGTTGCCATGGGCGCTTGCCTATTGTTGTCATTGATAAGGATATAGACCAGCGTATGGCTTCTACCGTAAGACATAACCGCGCTCGCGGTAGCCACTCCGTGGATGGTATGTCAAATATCCTTTTTAATATGTTGCGCGATGGTGTTCCCGAGCGAAAGATTTGTGAAGAACTTGGTTTCGAGATGAAGGAGCTTGTGAAGCTGAAATATATTACAGGCTTCGCCAAAGTATTCAAGAACTACAATTATTCAGCAGCCGTGGAAAAGGTGGTTGATGAGAAACGTGTGGCTCGAAGTGGAGTAGAAATAAAACATGATAAGAAATGAAGATTAAATCAGTTAAGTTAAAAGACATCTTTCCTTACTACGACAACCCTCGTGACAATAAAGATGCCATTGAGCCAGTAAAGGAAAGTTTCAACAAATTTGGCTTCATCAAGCCAATTATCTGTGACCAAAAGGGTGTAATCATCTGTGGTCATACGCGTTATGTGGCAGCATTTCAACTTGGCTTGGAGTATGTTCCTGTCATCTATTCTGACATGAACGATGAACAAGCTAAGAAATTCAGAATTGCAGATAATAAGTTAGCAGAAAAGTCAGAGTTTGACGAGAATGAACTTTTGGAAGAGCTTCGTAAGATGAAAGTGCCAACAGACATGCAGGCTTTCTTCTTCGAAGACATCGATCAGATGCTGAATTTCGACATAAACTCTATCAATCAACAAGCTGACGAGATGGGAGGATTTACAAATGATTATGAAGAAACCGATGACACCGATTACGACAAGGACGGATATGGAACAGAGGGAGAATCTTTTCATTCAGAGGGTGAAGAGGGTGAGTCCGCTGGTACTCCCTCGGACGAGGAACTTGATCCTGCTGACAAGCTTTTTGTCTTGCAGACTCGCGAGGATGGTTCACACTTCATGAAAGTGGTTTGTCCTTACTGTGGCAACATCGAAGTTATTGACATTGAGGATTAGTTATGAGTGAAGTAAAGATTAACACAAAAGTAATTGAGCTTGCCATCGGTGATGTCAAGCCATATGAGGGTTCGCATAAGACGGATGAAACCGTTGTAGATATGATTAAGACCTCGCTTCAAGAGTTTGGTTTCCAACAGCCTATTGTTATCGATAAGGATAATACCGTTGTTGCAGGTAACGCATTGCTCAAAGCAGCCTTGGCGTTGGGTATAGAAAAAGTCCCATGTTTACGTGCAGACTATCTCACCGAGGAACAGATACAGCAATATCGTATAGCGGATAACAAGACTTCTGAGTTTGCCAAGTGGAACGAGAAGAAGCTTCGTAAAGAACTTTCTTACTTGGAGTCTCCTCAGTCGCTGCAATATTGTTTTGATACAAATATCCTCTCTATGCTTGGAATGGACGAGAAGTCTAAGTCCCCAAAGCCTATTGTCGCTTCCAAAGAAGATGCAGCATTGCCTTCCAAGAAAGCGGAGAAGAAAGTGCTGACAGAGGCGCAGAAGGATGCTAAGTTCAAGCAAGATGCTCGGGAATTAGAGAAGGAGATGCAAGCGAAGCCTTCCGAGTATTGGGAATATCATTGCTCTAAGTGTGGAAAACTTGTAAAGATTAAGAAGTCATGAAGCAGCAATCATCACAGGCGGAAGCACCTAAGTCTTTCGTGCATAGAATTCCGAACCCTGTCGGCAGACCGTACAAAATTAAGTCTGCCAAGGAGTTATGGGATAAGTTCATTGCTTACTGTGATGATGTTGAGAGCAATCCCTGGCAACAGAAGACTGGTAGCAATTCCATTGCAGGAGGTGGAAATGGAAAGCAAAGCAACTCCATGCGTCAAGAGGTGCGAGTCTTACCAAGGGCTTATACCTTGTATGGGTTTTGCGCCTTCTGTGGCATTGTCCAAAAGTGGGCGGATTTCAAGAGAGGAAATATCAAGCGACCGGGATTTGAACAGGTTATCAACCAAATCGAGAATGTCGTTTGCTCGCAACAGTTGGACGGTGCCTTGCTTCATCAGTTTGACGGCAGCATAGTTGCTCGACTTAACGGATTGGCAGACAAGCATATTCAAGAAGTAACCGGCAAGGATGGCGAAGACTTCAAGTTCCCCAAACTATCCTTGGATGATATAAAAGAATTAAAGAAGATAAATGGACTTTGAGAAACAACGTTTTCTCCATAAGCAGTTAGTGGCTTCGTCCCTTCTGCAATTCACTACAAAGATGTTCGCCTATACTGCTCGACGTGAGTATGTCATAGGCGAACATCACAGGATTATATGTGACGCGCTCATGGACGTGATAAGAGGAAAGACGAACAAACTGATTATCAACATCAGCCCTCGTTACGGGAAGACCCTCTTGTGTTCACAGATGTTCATCGCATATGGTCTTGCGTTGAATCCTGCGTCAAAGTTCTTACACATATCTTATTCCGGAAGTCTCGTTCAAGACAATTCAATGGCCGTAAAGGACACTATAACTTCCACATATTTTCAAACATTATTCCCGAATGTCAAAATCAGAAAGAACGATAACACAAGAGCAAAATGGAGCACAACGGCAGGTGGTGGTGAGTATGCTACATCTACCTTGGGTCAGATCACAGGTTTTGGTGCAGGCCAACCAGACTGGACCGAAGAAGACATAAAGAACATGGATGAGTTTATGGCCACGTTCAACCCCGGTCATTTTTCGGGAGCCATAGTTATCGATGACCCTTTGCGACCAGATGATGCATTGTCTGATAATGTAAGAGAGTCTATTAACAGACGTTTCGAGACAACCATTCGTAACCGTGTGAACTCGCGTCATACGCCAATTATCATCGTCATGCAGAGATTGCACGAACATGATTTGTGTGGTTATCTGCAAGAGATTGAGCCGAAGGAATGGAAGGTGGTTTCCCTCCCAGTAATACAGACAGACGAAGACGGAAAGGAAAGAGCCTTGTGGCCGTGGAAGCATACGTTGGAGGAACTGTACAAAATCAAGCACGCCAGCGAGTTCGTATTTGAGACACAGTACATGCAGAACCCTACCCCTATGGAAGGTCTTATGTACCATGCCTTCAGAACATACGACGAGCTGCCGGACAGAAGGTATGCAAGAATGATTGGCAACTACACCGACTCGGCAGATACTGGTTTCGACTTCCTTTGTTCTATATGCTTCGATGCACATGATGACGGTTACTATGTTACCGATGTTCTATACACTAAGCGACCGATGGAATACACGGAGCCAGCGCAAGCCAATATGGTTAAGCGTAATCAGACAGACGTGTGCTTCGTCGAGAGTAACAACGGTGGCCGATCTTATGCCCGCAATGTCGAGCGCATAACAAGGGAACACGGAAACAGAATCACCCAGTTCGTAACGTTCACGCAATCGAAGAACAAACAGATTAGAATTTTCACTCGCTCCAGCGAGGTAAATAATAAATTAGTATTCCCTTCTAATTGGGAGCAGTTGTGGCCAGAGTTTGCCCACGACATGAAATCCTACAGAAAGGAAGGGTATAACGCCCACGATGATGCGCCGGACGCTTGTACGGGCATCATAGAGAAGTGCGAGGAGTGGCTTAATAATGCTACCGATGCACAGCTCAGGCAAGGAGGATTCTTGTAATTTCATATTATTTAACTATGTTCGTAAGGCGTTTGCTCGTGAGAGTAAGCGCCTTAACTATTTGAATATCAATCTATTGTAATTTAGTATTTTTAACTAAAATATCTATTAGTATATTTGCATATATCAAATAATTTTCGTACCTTTGCATATAGATAAAAGGTAGTACTTTTGACTATCCAGAGCCTACCTTACAAGTTGAACCAATTAAAATTATAAAGATTATGAGCGGTCTTTTTGAAACAAAGCTTCTCAGATACAAGAAGCACATCATCCAGGTTTTGGAGGATATGTTTGGTCAGAGATACGTCTATATCGACGGCAAGACACAGACTTATTCTATTAATAATGCAAAGAGAATGATTAGCCTATGTTGTCAACAGTAATAAATACCGATGGTCTCCACAAGAACGTGGAGCCATCAAACGGAGAGGATTTCTCACTTGACGAGTTGAGAGGGTTCGTGGGAGGACACATCGAGATGGTCCGACTCAGCAAGTCGCAGGTGATGGTGGTCAATGAGGAGGGAAAAGTCAATGATCTTCCCGAGAACCAGTATGCCACGATGCTTGTCAACATAGCGGGCATTAGAGACGTGATAGTAGGTAATGTATTAGTTTGTGACATCAATAAAATTAAGTAACATGGATAAGGACGAATTGAAGCAGTATTTGATTGACGAGGCAGAATACACCGAGTCAGAGGTTAACGAGATGGATTCAACTGAGCTTTTGGATTCATGGTTGCAATACAATGATATTATTGGTTACACTGATGACATCAAAGATGTTATTGAGGCCGCTTTTGATGTAGATTTGGAGGATTAATGATGAAACCAATGTTAGCAACAAGATATTATCCGTCACAGACGAAGTTTCCTTGCTTCGCCCAGCCTAAGTATGACGGAGTTAGATGCGTCCTTCATGAAGGAGAAGGTGGTGAGGTTCATCTCACATCGAGAGGTGGCAAGGAATATGATGTTCCTCAGATTAAGGCGTGGGGAGAGAAGCACCGCGGTATGCTTCCTTTGGATGGTGAGATATACAACCACCAGGAATTGACCTTTCAGCAGATATGCTCTGCCGTCAAGTGCCGTTCTGCCATGACCGATAAGCTACGTATGGTTATCTACGATGCACAGATTCCAGGAAGCTTTGCTTCCAGATGGAAAGCTCTGCAGGAGGAATTTGCTCCCATTGATCCAAACGGACCTGTGTACCTTACGCAGACTTTCGTTGCCCATTCAGAGAAGGACATCAAGCGATGGCACAAGATATTCGTTTCAACCGGTTACGAGGGTGCCATTATCAGAAATGCAGATGGAATCTATACCGAGGGCAGAAGCAATGACCTTATGAAGCTGAAATCGTTCGATACGACGGAGTTCAAGGTGGTAGATGTTTTGGAAGCGGAGGGCAATGATGCGGGTACCGCTATATTCAAACTGAAGTGTGGAGAGCATGAGTTCTGCGCCCGCCCAGTAGGTCCAAGGTCACTCAGAGCCCAATACTTAGCCGACAAGTACGAGTTGATAGGTATGGCGGCGACTGTTCAGCACCAGGGTTATTCTGATGCTGGAGTGCCAAGATTCCCGGTATTGTTGAACGTTAGGGATTACGAGTAATGGCAGCATTAAATATTAACGAGTATTACGGCTGCTTCTCTTGCGAGGCTGCTGACGAGCACGGAAATGGTTGCAGGCACGGTCTGCTGTTCCCGGTACTGCTTGCAATGGAAAACAAGAGAAGCTGCCCAAACTATAAATTCGAGGAGAAATAATTATGGAGTTAGAAGTTAAGTTAAAAAGGAAATATGAGTCAAAGACAGAGACTCTTATCCTTATTAATTATAAAAGAGACTTGCGAAGATGTGTCAACATAACTTACCCAAGAGATTGGGATTGCGAAAAGCTTGATACGTTCATTCAAACGTTTCACGACATACACGTAAGAAAGCCTTTATACACGTCTGAATGGGGGGCTTTGCTTATGAAAAACAGACTTGAAGAAATCAAGGAACTTGGCTATCGTGTCATTGCAATTAAGCAAACGTATGGCTATATCGTTCGAAAGGACGGAAAGTTTCTATCTTATCAGCTTGCCAGATATACATCAGAAGGAGGAATAAGCCTGACATACAATTATAAGCCTTCAGCTAAACATGGGACAGGTGCTATACAGGGCGGAGAGAGTGGCTACAACTTTGGATTCACCGAGTTCAGCAAAGAGATGCTGGACGAGATGATGGACTACCCTAAACTTTACGGAAAGGTAGAGCGTTATAAGGACTTTTCTGACTACTGTAAAAGAGAGTCTAAACGTTATAGCTATCTTGAAAAGTTTATTTAGATTTTTTGGTTCAACACAATAAAGTACCATATGATGCGTTATTAATCTGATAGACGGATTGTAACTAAAGCTTAGCTACCGGCATGACGGGCGCATCGTATGGGAATATTTATTTTTATGGTTGTGCTAATCATAGCTGCAGCCATTTTCCAAGTATGGATGAATGACAAAGAGAGGAAAAGGAAAGGAAAAAAAATTGAAGAGAAAATTTCTTCCTTAAAAGATTTCGTTCAATCATCTTCTGTTAAGGGAATAAATAATACATATTCCTTTTTAGTTGACAACGTTCATAAAAAAGTAGCGTATGTTAGTCCTACTAATAAGACTGTAATACCATACGAACAGATTATAAGTGTTGAATTGTTAGAGGAAGGTAAAACTACTTCTAAGAAATCGACAATGCGAACTATTGGAGGTGCATTGATTGGAGGAGCAATCGGAGGTGGCGTAGGTGCTATTATAGGTGGGTTATCCGGAGCATCGGCCGAGACTAAGAAAGTTTCTTTGATTCAGGTAAAAATTAGGCTTCGCGACATGAATAGCCCTTCGTTCACAATTACAACATTCAATGCTCGAACAATGACAGTAGAAGGCAAGCCTATTACAGCCAATAGTACAGAAGGTTATATTTACAGACAAGGGCGTTCGGACGCAAATAGAATAATAGATTTAGTTAGTACAATCATTGACGAAACAGACAAGCTGTAACCAGCTGTACCATCAGTGAGCACATTTGCTTTCGAGGCTTACAAGACATTAAATGCACCAGCGAGGGCTTGAACCAATTAAAATTCGGAAAAAGATTTGGATTTTCCAAAATAAAATATTACCTTTGCAGCGGTAAAGGAGAAAGATAAAAGCACTGAAATTCATCCGGAACCTAAGCCCAAATTGAGTCAGGCAGGGGCGCCCATGAGGCCTGTTTGACCTTGGATGGTTTCAGTGCTTCATTTTTTAGAAAGAATATCTCTTTATTATCAATTTTTCGCCATCTTTTATAACGCAAACTATATTCTTGACAACTATTGGCTGTTTGTTCTGTTTAGCGACGTTAACAAAACTTTTATAGCTCTCAACAACGCTTTCGTCTTTGAACATTTTCTTATCATGGAAATAAAGACAAACGGTATTGCTATTGTCATTCTGCTGAGCATTCCAAATACTCAGCTGTTTATTTTTGGTCTTGATTTGATTTCTGTACTTACAGGTATAACTACAAACAGATTTTATATCCATGCGCACACCATCAAAAATCATATCGAGAGATTTGTATTGGCCAGTAGTATTAGGCATTCTTTCACCCTCTTTACATAAAATAACACTATGCCCGTTATTGTAAGCTAAGTCTCTCAATTCATATTCCAGATCATACCCAGTCATTTTACCCAGGCATGGCTCTTGGTCCTCGTCTGCCTTTTCGTGTTTGACGTGAGTAGCCTTAAGACCGCCTTTAGAGTTCATGGCCACATCTGTATATTCCTTGTCGCCTTTCAGTGATAAGAATTGCTTTCCCCGTTCGCTTTTCAAGACTATACTAGAAGTAATATACTGTTCGTTGTTTGTGAGAAATACAGGAATGCTCTTAGATGACAGAATCTTGGACTCGTTTCTACTGATATAGTCGTTGAACTGCTTAGGAACCTCAGACACTCTTCGTTTAGGGCCTACGCTCCAATATTCTTCCTCGCTCATAACGATAGGAATAGCATAGCACATACAATTTACATGCCAGCCATTCCAATCAAATGGCAACGGATAAATACCAGCTAATTCATCGCACATATCATGCTTAGGATGGCTACCACTCGGCTTTATCTCTTTGCCTTTAATGAAGTCCATCCTAGCCCATCTTTCCTGCTCGGCAGAACGGTAGGCCATGTTTATCTCGTTACGTGCCAGGCGCACGCTTCTGTACTCGCAGTTCTGAATGGTTATGGCTTTGCCGTATTTCTTCTTATAGTCTTTGGCAAGTGATGGATAATCATTAAGGTACTTGCTGACCTTCTTGCTGAGTTTAACAGCACTCATACCCTTCTCGATGCCGACGGATAGAGCTTTCTCCAGAGCCTCCTTTACATCAGCTCTCTGGTTCCATATTCGTTCTGAAAGACTGAGACCATTTATCTTTCTTTCCACGAAAGCCTTCTTTGCCGCATTGTTGTGTTCAAAGTAAGCTTTCTGTTTTGTCTCCGCAATCTTCCTCGTAAAGGTGCCGATTACCCTTTTGGCAAGTAGATCTTGCAGAGTGTTACTGTTCTTCCATTCCTCGGATATTCCGTTATAGACCAACGCCTGCATATTGTTTGAATAGTAATCCAACAAGGCGTTCACCCTCTTTTCCGTTCTTGGGTAATCATCAAAAGAGAACTCGCCATCCCCATCGAAGTCGGTGGAGGTGGCGATTTTAGCGGACTCCTTGGCAAGAGTCTCATAGATGGAAATGATTTTCCTGGTATAAGCATTCAGTCTCTTGCCAAGGTCTTTATATGCCTTTTTCTGATTAGGCAGTTTTGGCTTTTTCATACAAGTTCATTTTAAAATGTTTGCAGCAATCCCAGTTGAGAAGAACGCTCCATTCTTGATATGGGCATTTAGCTAGGATAGGCTGACCTTTAAGGCTCATACTATGGAAGTCAGTAGCATAAGCGCATTCACGGCAGAAGTGCCGTTTCTTATCTTCTTTCTTTTTTCTCATGACTACTCCTCCGAGAATAAGTTAGGCATAGTAGCTGCTGTTCTGGTTGCCTCGGCTTCGTCCTCTTCGCGAATCTCTTGGTAAGTAGCGTCTGGGTCGTCGGAAATGCCAGCACGTTTGATTGACTCTTTCTGGCTGATGATTGGCTTGTTTCCGTTGCCCTTCATCCACTTTTCAATTTGGGTCATCTCGTCCTCTTGGATGAATGGAGTGATGATGTGCTCTACCGTAATCTCATCCATTCTAGCCTCCCATTTCGTATTCATCTTGGCAAGGAAAGCCTTTATGACGTTAGTCTCTCTCTCGAAGCCTTCAATCCAGGCACCCGTCTCCTCTCCTATCTTAAGATGGGCATCCATGAGGAGTGTCTTTCTTGAATCATAGCCGATATTGCCAAGACTCTTCAAATTCTCGAAACTGATGTCCGGCATCTGGGACTGCATGAAGAAAAGCTTGACGAGAGTGTCAACGTGATACTTAAGAGCCTCGATAGCCTGCTGCCAAGACACGTAGCTAACATCGCCGTCTTCGCTGACTCTATACACCCTCTTGCTCTCTCCCTTTCGCTCCATTCCAACGATGGCACCGGCAATCTTCAAGACAGGAGCGGAATTGTATGCCACAACATCGCTGTTTCTGGAAATGGTGTACTCGATATTCTCACGTATAGGTTTCAATCCTTCCCAGCATGGCTTGTGCCGGTACCAGAAAACGGCTGGAATCTTGTCGATAGAAATCTCATTTTCATCCACCAAATTCCATCCGGACTCTTCATCGTCTGAAGACAGGTCCCACTTGTAATGATGGTCTGCGGTATAGGTCTCGAAGAAGGTGTGCTCTGTGTCAGTAACCTTACGCTTGTACTCGAATGACAGGGCGAGCATGTCTCCATACTCATCGAAGTAAGGATAGATGTCAACTCCGTCCATTGGAGAGAATGTCTTACATTTCAGCTTATACTGGCTGTCGAAGCCGTAGAGCTTGTTAGGCTTCTTCTGCGTGTACCAAAGTGTGAACATCTGACAAGAGGCGTAATAGCACTTTGCTCTGTGCATGTTCACGGCATCAATGTGTGCACAGGTGTAGATTTTCTCGATGGCACGAGCAATCGTCTTCAGTTCCTCGTCAGCCTGATTATACGTATATACACGCTTGACCGGTATAGCCATTGTAAATTCAGAGATTCTTCGTGTAAGAAGCTTCTCCAATCCGATAGGCAATCTAGCTGCCTTTTCTACAATTCCGTCATCAAGTGTTCTGTCCTGTCTGCCTACGTGGTCGTTTACGATTTCATGGAGCATAGGCTCATACTCAGACAACAGGGTACTCCAAAGTGGAATATCCAGCACTCGTTGTTTCAGCTCTCCTATGATGCTGCCAACGTCATTTCTTTTAAAAAGTTCATTAAAATCTATCATAATCTTCGAAGTTTAGATACGGCAAAATTACAGATATATTCGCATATATTTTATGTGTTTAGTATTTTTAACTAAAATATCTATTAGTATATTTGCATATATCAAATAATTTTCGTACCTTTGCATATAGATAAAAGGTAGTACTTTTGACTATTCAGAGCCTACCTTACAAGTTGAACCAATTAAAATTATAAAGATTATGAACAATTCAGTTGAAACAAAGAAGGCAGAGGTTAGAAAGAACATCAAGAATACACTTGAGTCAGCCAAGATTAAGATTATTAACGTAATTTCAGTTTGTCCTGATTGGGAGGTAGAGGGTGTTTCCTTAGGTTACAAGTCACTTATCGTCCTCTTGAATTTAAAAGGGGTCGAAAGAGACAGAAGCCTGGTAATTCGCTATCAAGCCAAAGCTGGTAACTTCCAGGAAGAGTCTTTTGACACCAATGTGGCAAGCTGTGGAGAATTTGACCTTCTTGAGGCAAACGACAACCTTAAGTACTACACGGCGATTGGCGACATTCTCAACCACAAAGATATGCTTTCCCTGTTGAAAGACACTATGGTTTATTTCACAAATAAACTTGTTGAGTTGGATAAAGAATATGATAAATTAGACCAGGAGGATTAGTTATGACAAAGCAAGAAGAAATCGATATTCTACAGTCCTTGAAGGGTGACACTTATTTCGCTCAGTTCTTCGGAAGCAAGGACATTGATCAGATGTGTCAGAACATCAACAATGATTTTGCCATTGAGGGCGGATGCAGATTCATCCAGAAAGCAGAAACCTTAGAGCGAATCAACGCAGACCTAAAAAAGGAGTTCCAGCAGAAAATCAATGATTTAGGAATGGAAATTATTAAAATTCTCGATAGAGGATTTGATGAAGATGCTATTTACCAGTTGGTTGAAGGCGAGGTCGGAATTAATGCTATCATTAAATTCAAATTTAAGAATAATCTGGAACTTACGGATAAGGAGATAGACTATATGGTATCTCGACTTCCATGATTATGTAGTAATCGCATAGCTTATGAGGGTATGCAGGTTATGGTTTGATAATTAAAAATAAGAACAATGAAAGACGAAAAAGTTACGGTAGAAGATTTGAAGACAGCCATGTCGAGCAAGGGAATCCGTTCAGATATAAAACAAGAGAAGGTAATAACACGCCTACAAGTAAATGGCTGTTTGATAGCAATGGTGTCAGATATATTAGACCAGCTTATCACGGATGAGCAATCTATGCTAAGACTCCTTGATGTTCAGTACAAGCAAGAGCAGAAGATGCACTATAATCAGATGCAAAATGCAGCGAAGAAGTACTACTTTCACTTGAAGCCATTTACAAAGAGTTTCTTTGGTGACAATAACATCTGTGCCGATATTGAGGACAACGCAAATGACATATACGAAATCATCAAGTTACTTGCGGACCACACTAACGACCACAAGGATATGGAAGTAATTAAGAGAAACCTCAGAAAGAGAAAGTTGAACCATCATATATTCGATTAAGCGATGAGAAGGGAATTAATCAATGATATAGCTAAAGGCGCATTCGAAATGGCCATTGAGGAGAATGCTTATAGCTTTATTTACACATACGAAATGGCAACAAAGATTATAGAGATAGTCGTAGGTGTAAAGAACAATGAATATTATTGCGAAAAGGTCAATGTTTACGATTACGATCAGAACGACCTTTCTTATAGATTTGAAAATATAAGTAAGTTAATCAAGAAGGAATGTGCGCCCTGCAGAAGTGTCGTCATTGACGAGATAAGGGATTCCGGAATGAATGAGACGGAACGAATATTCGGTTCAGAATCAGCTTACATCAATTATAGGTATAATTAAATTCCAATAAAAGTTATGATGTCGGAAAAACAATACAGAGTTGCACGCAAGGGTATTGTCGAGCAATTTAAATTAGCTCAGAGACTTCATTGCAAGCACATGGAGCAGAAGTATAAAGTGGCTTTGGAGAAGTTAGAGAAACGCTTCTTAAAGCCGGATGCCGTGGGCTGCTTCGATTGGAGAGCAAAGGTATCAAGTAGTTATTATCATCTTTAAATGGTTAAGGTTATGGGAACAAAAGTAGAAGTAAAGACAATTCCTTTGTATGGACTGTTTATCCATCGCAAGCAGGTTTGGCGTTCACTCGGTAAATTAATAGCAGGAAGCCATGTTACAACAGCACAGAAAGTATATATGAATGAGCATGATACCGAGATGTCAACTGAGAATGCTGATTTCATTGATTACTTGAAAGTCACTCCTTATGATGGTAAGCCTCCAAAAATATCAAAAAACGTTGGTAGTATGAGTTACTACCAGTATTGTTTAACGCAAAAATTGGTTTAGTTATGAAAATAGCTGATATGAATGATTTGAAACTAGAGCAATGGATCAGACAGAGAAACTCCGCTCAAATCATGTGGAAAACCAAAGATGGTAGAGAAATACCGATTAAGGATATGTCAGATACTCATCTAACTAACACGATAAATATGATAGAAAGAAAATATGATGCAGAAGAACATCTTTACGAGATAGACCCTCTAATGGACTTTGGTGCAAACGATTAACAAATAAAAAGGTAAGTAATATGGAAGCAAAGATTAATATAGCGGAAATTCTTAAAGATAAACCGCAAGGAACTAAGTTATATTCTTCCGCTTGTGGTAAATGCAATTTAGAAAAAGTATATGATAAAAGTTTCAAAATATCCTTCTATAATTCAAAGTTTGGTTTTATGAATGGTGGAGAAGGGTATCTTGATAAAAATGGCAAATTGTATGATGATGGAGAATGTGTCGTTTTCCCATCAAAGGAAATGCGTGATTGGTCAAAGTTCGCTTGGAAGAAAGGCGATGTCTTGGTTAGCAATGATAGTGATAGCCATATAATCTTTAAGGGTTTCTCAAAAGATGATTATACTATATTTGAAGGTAAACACTGGATTAGTGTAAGTAAAAAGAGACATATATCTTGTTTGAATATGCAGAATACACAAAACTATCATATTGAAGATAACAAAGAAGTTGCTCAGACTTACATCAAAACCATCGAGGAACGCTTGGGTGGTAAGCTTAACCTTGAGACTTTGGAAGTTGAAAAGCATCAGACAGAGTTCAAGGATGGGGATATAGTGGTATATGGAGAATCAGTTGCAATATGCCGAAAGATTTATAAGGACACCCTTTATTTCTATGTTTCTATAAATGATGTGTTCGGATTATTGTTTAACGAACATGTGGTATCATCTGAAGGGTATAGATTTGCCACAGATGAAGATAAACAGCGGCTCTTTGAAGCTTTAGAAAAGGAAAATAAAGCTTGGGATAACAAGAAGAAAGAAGTTGTTGATTTGAAACCAAAGTGGACTCCAAAGCCATTTGACAGAGTGATAACCAGAACTCCAGATACTCCTTGGACTGCTAACTTTTTTAGTCATATTGATAGTGATGGAGTTAAAAATTGTATTGATGACAAATACCTCATGTGTCTTCCTTACAATGAAGAGACAGCTAAATTGATTGGTACAACAAATAATTGGGAGGGTTAGATATGGGCAAATATGCTGTATATGATTCTCACGAAAGAGAATATCCTTTTTCATCAGATTCTTACAAGGAGTGTGAGAAATGGATAAAAGAACATGGTAATGATATTGATATGTGTGTAATTCCATAGGAGGGTTAGATATGATAGATGATAAGAAAACAGATGAAGCTGCAAGAGAAGCAGCAGACTTGTATGAGCAAGATTTGCCTATAATGTCTTATAATGAAGACACAGAGATTGATGGTCAGCATCATTTCTGTCAAGAGTTTGGTGCAAAATTATTTAAGGATGGTGCTAAGTGGGCTATCAATGAATTCTTGAAAGACTTATGGCATTCTATTGAAGAAGAGCCAAAGCATGACAAGCAAATAACTTATGTTTGGGGAAATGGTATTTCAAAGACCATTATCTTGAATGAAGAAGCAGATAAGTTTAATAGGACTCCTTCTCAGATTTGGCACAACATCTGTAAGAACTATAAAGTTGCTCGTTGGCTTTACATTGACGATTTACTTCTTCCTAAGAAAGGAGGTGAAGAATAATGACAGTAGGAGAATACGCAAGGCTTAATGCCAAAATAGCTCTCTTGAAAGAGATAGCTATAGACTATAGTGGAAAGACGATTGATAACGTTATTCAGCAATTAGAAGCAATAAGAGAGGAGGTAAGCAATGAACAGAATGTTTAACATTAAGCACCATATTCGAGAGCAAGTAGCCGATTTGGGTTGTTATTGTAACGAGCATCCATATAGTAAGGCTGCATACAATATCTATTTATTCTTGTATTGGTTATGTTTTAAATAAGTGATATATGAAAGAACTTAAAGTAGGAGAAAGAATAGTCTTAGAGGTCAAGGAAAATGTTTTTAAAGACTCCAATTTTCCTTGCATGGAATGTTTCTTCTTTAATCTTCCAATGATGGGTGCTTGCTATTCAATGTGTGAAGAAAGGCTCCGTTCAGACGGAAAGAGTGTAATCTTTAAAGAGGTAAAGGAGTAAAGCGTATGGACATAAATAGCTATTTAAGAATAGAAAAGGGATTTGATATATCTAAGATTACTGGGGGTGTTCCTCAGAATATTGGAGAAGGATTTCAGTTTAATCTCCGTGGGAAAATATATACAACTACGGGTAGCTATACTAAAGACAAAAAAAGACTCATGAATATCGAAATTCGTTCTTTTCGTGGTCTTTGCGGTGGCGCAATACATTATTACGCAACATTGTATGTTAAAGTAAACAATGTGTGTGATAACAGCTCGGTAAGTGGATATTTGGGAGGAATTGAAATTCCAAATGAATATCAAACCATCAAAGGGGAGTTTGTCAGACCACTCACTCAGAAGGAGATAGACGAACAACCACGTAGATGGGATTTCCCGTATAAAGAAGGAGATTTAGTTAATGCCTTTGAATCTCTTGAAGAGATAGAGAGCTTAATTAAAAAACTCAAAAAGAAGTTCTCTTCTAAGGAGTGGAAAGTTGAGATAAGACGCAGTTATTAACCGCCTTTGAGGCATAAATTTTAATGTTATGACAAAAGAAGAATTAAAAGCAAAGGTTGCCAAGCAACAAAGCATCATCAATGATGCTAACGATGAGATTTGTTCTTACGTAAATGATTACATCGAAAGTCTACCATACAAGGTAGGCGACAAAGTGAGCAGCAGCAGATGTGATGTATGCTGGATCGCAAGTATTGTTCCTGAGAAATATATAAACCTTTTCACTGGCAATATTGAGGTAAGAGTCAATCCTGCAAAGAAAGATGGTACTCGCTCTAATAGAGAGTTCGTACTTTACTATGGAGAAATTGATAGTATCAAGAAAATTAACTAACCATCCTGCAAAGGATAAATATAAGTAATATGGAACAAATTTCATTAGAAAACAAAGTTAGTAATACTTTGAAATGGCTTGCAAACCAAATTGCATGTACCCAAGTGTATAAGAAGTGGGACGAAGAATACAAAAAGAAAAGTATCGATGATGCTTGGCAAAAAGTTCAAGAACAGTTTAAGAAAGACATTGATTGGAATGCTCTTACGGAAAGTCAGTGTAAGGCCTTGCATTTTGGAAGTTGGCAATCCGAAGGAGATGTTGAGGAAGAAATTTCTTGCTTGCAGTCAGAATTAGACTATGGATACCTTACAAAGGAGGAATTTGATAAGAAGGTTGCTAATGAGAGAAACACTCTTGGACTTCGTTTGATTCCGCTATATCTCTACCCTTCATTGCCTATAGGTATTACCCTAACATGTATTAGTGGAGAAGAGAGAGTTTTTGATGGCAAAAACATTAGTACAGACGTTAGATTTGGATGCCTTGCATGGGGTATTAAGCCGAAAAAAGATTAACTAACCACCCTCTCCCTTTTAGAGGAGAGGGTAAAAAGAAGAGAATTATGAAAAGAAATAACTTTATGGCAATTGGTACTGACAAGTTTCGAGTATCTGTTGCAAATGGTGATTTGATGATTACTTGCTATGATAACATAGTTCCAGTAATCAAGGGTGTTCATAAGGGAAACAAATACCTTATTGATTTTGTTGAAGTTAAGGAGTAACTAACCATCCTCTATGAGGACATAAAATAAATTGATATGAAAAATTACATTGGAACAAAAGTTGTGGATGCCACCCCAGCGTGGCGAGTTGATGGCAAAGTGTATCTCAAAGATGAAGCTGTGCCAAAATCTATGAATCGTGAAGACGGTTACAAGGTAGTCTATGAGGGCGGCTATGAAAGCTGGTCTCCTAAGGACGTGTTTGAGAAAGCCTATAAGCCTTGTGAAACTTTCTTAGATAGAATGAAACTGGAGTTTGAAAGTGAAGTTGATAAATTTAAAAAGGGTGATACATTTATTCGCTCTGAGAAGTTTAACGAGCTTCCTCTTGTTGCAAGAGTTCTTCTTTATGCGCAGAACAAGACTCAGAAAATGTACTGTGGCTTATTGGAGAACAGAATTGACGCCGCAGAGAATAATAACCCATTGCTAAAGCTATTTGACTTCGGCACAGCCATCAAGTTCTTGGAGGCTGGTGGAGCTATCCGCCGTAGTGGTTGGTATGGAAAGGGATTGTTTGTTATAAAGCAGGTTCCTTCTCACATTACAGGTGACATCATTCCTAAGATGCAGTCATTGCCACAGATTGCTAAGGACATCTTGATGAAGCGTGATAATCCACACATTGATTACACAAATCAGATGTTGATTATCAATCCTGATGGCAGAGCAGACTCATGGGTTCCATCATCTTCCGATGTGTTTGCGGAAGACTGGGAAGTTGTAGTTGAGTAACTAACAACCCTCTCCTGCAAAAGGGAGAGGGTAAAAAGAAAAGAATATGGCAAAAATGAATGTAACAGAAAAGGACTTTGAAGCTTTCTTTCAAGCAACAGAATCCCTTATGGCTATGTCTGGTACTTTAGATGAAGGCTTTGATGAAGAGGCTTATGCTATAAACAGACAGTTCAAAAGTTTCAAGCGAAGATACTTAAAGGCAAAGGAGGATAAACAATGAGTAAAGAAAAAGCTATCAAATATATTAAAGCAGCCCAAACTGCTATTGATGAAGCGCCATATCCATGTACGACAAAGGCTAAGATATTGTTAGTGGTGGCACTTAAAGAGTTGGAGAATTAAGTATGAAGGCATTAAAAAGATTAGTATATGTGTTACTTATGTATTCAACATGTATCATAACCCCATTTATAGATGTAATATTTATACTTATACCAATTAAGTGGATAATAACTGGGAGTATTTTACGACAGAAAGTAACTAAAGGGAAGAAAACATTCTATGTGTATACCATAACGGAAGTGGCATATTATAGTATGGATAAGTATTTAACTAAATTATTAAAGCTATGAACAGAAAAGAAGTTAAATCATTTTTGCCTATTTTGCAAGCATTTGCAGATGGAAAAGAAATAGAATGCCATGAAGAAGATAAATGGTATAAAGTATTAGAAATCTGTAACGAGATGAATCCACAAGACTACCGCATCAAACCAGAGCATAAGTACAGACCTTTCAAGGACGCAGAAGAGTGCTGGCAAGAATTATTGAAACATCAGCCGTTTGGGTGGGTGAAGGATAAGAAAGATGGACATCATGCTTTAATTACAGCAGTAGATGATGATACGTGTGGAATGTCATTGAATGGAAATGCCGCATGGTCTTTATCTGGAATTATGGATTTATTCACCTTTGCTGACGGAGTTCCATTTGGTATAAAAGTAGAATAGTATGGCGTATTGTTTTTGTGATTTTTGTGATTACAAGGATAAGTGTAAGTTCTATCGAAAGGTAGTGATTTGTCCTTATTTGAAAATGGAGAAATAGTTATGGACAACAAAGTTAAAGAAGCATTGGGTAGCGCAAGCTACCTTACTTATCACTGGAGCCAGTACACCTTTGAACAGCTTAGAAAAGAAATGGCAAGAGTGTGTGGCCTGTGCGATAAAGCATTAGGTCGTTTAAAAGATGATAGCATTACAGACTTCGAGCGAGGCCAGTGGTCGGTCATTCAGAACGTTATTGGCTATGTCGAAAACTATAGCTTGTCGGCAGAACTTTGCCGTGAAGCAGGTATTGGCTACAAGAAGATAAAGGCTCTACAGAAGGATTGCGGTTACTCCTATAAGGAAGAAATTAATAACTTCTTAAAGGATAGTCGTAATGGTGGAACTGATTTAAAATTGGAGGAATAGTTATGGCTTGGGTAGCAACTAATGCAAATGGTTTAGAATTTCTTTTTAGAGAGAAACCATACAGAAGTGGATATGGAGAATATGGATATTGGAATCCTACATATTCTGGTATCGGTGGTTGTATTCTTATACCTCATGGAAGCATTAAGAAGCTCATCGGAAGAGAATTATCCTGGGAGGATGAGCCAGTAGAACTTAAAGAAGAATAGTTATGAGAAAAATTAAATTTAAAGCAAAACAACTCAACTCAGGAGAATGGTTTGAAGGAGATTTAGTACATCTTGGAAACAGAGTATGTATAGGAGGAGACAATATAAAAGATGGAATAACAGATGTTGATCCTGAAACCGTCTGTCAGTTCATAGGATTGACAGATTGTAAAGGCAAAGAATTGTTTGAACACGACCTAATACATATTGTAGGTTCTAACTATGCTGCCGAAGTGATTTGGTCGGAAGGTCGCTATGCTTTTATTGTGGTCTGCGAGAACAAACATTCTTATGGTCTTTATAGTGTTATAAAAGCTTGTAAGATAGAAAGAATTGGCAATAAGTTCGATAAGGAGAAATAGCTTATGAAAAGTATATTCTCTATGTTTGCTTATTGGGATAGAGTACATCAATTCCAAGACGGACATATCAAAGTGGAAAGAAACCTTGCTTGGAGAAGAAAACATCTACATGCCTGTAATCGTAATAAACAATTAATCTTTTAGCGTATGAAAGAAGAAACAAGAAAAGTTGTAGTTCTCGATTGGGAAGATAAAATCAAGCTACAACAAGTTATCAAGGATTTGAAAGAAATTGCTGATACCTATCAAAGCCCCTGCAAGGAGCTTACTGGCATCAACAATACACTTTACTATCTCAAAACGATTGAGGAGAAAATTAATTAGCGTATGGAGAAACGAATAATTTTAGACGAACAAGATATTGACGAATTTCACGAGGATGCAGCGATTCTACGCTGGGTATACGACTTAATGACGAAAGAGTATCGTATAAGTGAGCACTCCAAAAATATGCCACGTTTTGCTAGAATAATTAATAAATTAAAGCAATTATAGCGTATGAAGATTAGATTGGCTAAAAAGATATGGGCTAGGTCGATAGATAGATTATCGCCATATTGGTCTATAAAGCTGTTACAATGTAAGATTGATAACAGAATGTTTCAAGCAGCAAAACGGGTCACGAAATGGGAAGCTAATAATTTAAAGAACAGATTAGAAAAGCATGTTCGTATTACTCCTTCTCAAGCTAAGGAAATTAGAAGAAGTGTAGAATTATTAAACTGTTCCCCGAGCGACTTGCTGAGTGCTGCGAAACAACAATTAAAAAGAAAGAAGAAATGAAGAAGAAAATATTGACCCTTACCGTCAGCAAGCAATGGTTCGACATGATTGTTGCTGGCGAAAAGACCGAGGAGTATCGGGAGATAAAACCTTATTGGATTAAACGTCTGACCACCAACTGCGAAGTAGCTTATGATGTGGCGGCAGAAACATATTGCGGAAAGGTGCTTTATCGCCCTTACACCCACGTCCTCTTTATCAACGGCTACCGCAAGGATAGCCCACGTATCGAAAAGGAGATTGAAAGCATCAGCATCGGTAGGCCTAAGAAGGGTATGTGCCCTGATAAGTGGCTTGATACAGAGTTTTTTGTCATTAAATTCGTGTAGTGTATGAAAAGAAATATCTATTATAAGTCGGCATGCAATATGGGAGAGTTGGCAGATGAAAGCATCAATATTGTAGTAACATCGCCTCCATATCCGATGGTTGAAATGTGGGACGATATATTTGCAATGCAAAATAAAGCCATTGCGTGCAACCTTGCAGATAATCCATCCGTATCTTTCGATTTAATGCACGGAATACTCAACAATATATGGAGGGAGTGTTACAGGGTTCTTTCAGAAGGAGGTTTCCTTTGTATCAATATAGGAGATGCTACAAGAACTATCAATGGAAACTTCCAGCTGTTCAATAACCATGCGAAAATATCGCTATATTGCAGAGGTCTTGGTTTTACGGAACTTCCATGCGTCATTTGGAGAAAACAAACCAATGCTCCAAATAAGTTCATGGGAAGTGGTATGCTTCCCTGTGGTGCTTATGTCACCCTCGAACACGAATACATACTAATATTCAGAAAGGGCAAAAGGCGAAAGTTCAAGACCGAGGAGGAGAAGAAAATTCGAAGACAAAGCGCATTCTTCTGGGAAGAGAGAAATACGTGGTTCTCTGACACCTGGAATGTGAAGGGTGTAAAACAGAAGATGACTGACGGAAAATCTCGAACAAGAAGCGCAGCCTTCCCTTACGAAATACCTTACCGTCTTATCAACATGTATTCGTGCAAGGGAGACACGGTGCTCGACCCATTCCTTGGTCTTGGAACGACAATGCAAGCCGCATTAAACTGTGGTAGAAACTTTGTTGGTTATGAGATAGACAAAACATTGGAAGAATACCATGGAAGTCTGTCTGCAGCGCAGATCGCATGTTCCCCAACTATAGCATCGTCTCGTATTTTGCAGCATAACCGATTTGTTGCAGATAGAGAAATTAACGGAAAGGTCTTAAAGTATTTTAATAAGTATCTTGGCTGCAAAGTTATGACAAAGCAAGAGCAAGACATAAAATTATAAATCTTAAAAGTAAGTTCAAAATGATTGAGAGTAAAATCAATTAGTGTATGGAAAGACAAATAACAATTAGCATAGAAGAGTATAATAAGCTCATTGATATGCACACAAGAAGAGAGGAACTTCCCAAAAAGATAGAAGTAAAGAAGTTTACCTCAAAGTGGTGGAGATGGATCAAACATGCATCATATTCACTCTTTCATTATAACAAGAATGTGGAGCAACAAAAGCTCATCAAGTATTGCATCAATGAAATGTCAAGAGTAATACTCGCTAATCTGTATGGTTATTGGCGAGGCGATTTATCTGATTATCTCAAAAATAGAGACAATTTAGAGTATTTTATGAGAAGTTACAAAGATAGTGCCTATCATAACATAATGGAATGGTTAGATAAAAAGAAGTAGTAGCATATACCCCGACTATTTATTAATACTGAATTTTTATCATTAAGTTTAAGTGATATGGTTGCAATTAAAGTATCTTCCGAGAACATCCAAGAATTATGGAAATGCCCGGACGTTTCAGAGTTAGTTAAAACTGTCAGTGGAGACTGCACAAAGCAGACGCTGATAGTTAGGTTGAGAAATCGAGAGTTCTATGTTCCCGACGGATTCTATCTCGTAAAAGATGAGAATGGTCGTTGGAGCACACTCAGCCCATCGCTGTATGAGTTGATAAAAGATAAAGTTCATGGCGAGAAGTGAGGAGGAAATCCGAGAATACCATAGAAGGTATTATCAGGAGCATAAGGAGCATCTATTGGCAAGAATGGAAGTTTATCGTAAAGAGAATGCTGAAAGAATTGCCGCAAACAGAAGATATAACAGAAAGAGAAAGAAAGCCTTGGGCGGCTTAATGAACCCAAATATAAAATTATGAGCAGAGGAAAACATTTTAGTGCAGAAGAGATTGAGTTCATCAAGGTTAATGCTTTGGTGATGACAACAACAGAGATTGCGAAGAAGCTCAATCGTAATTATTGGGCCATCCATCGAAAGATGCAGGAACTCGGAATTAGTAAGAGCCACACGTTTACAGCAAATGAGGACTTTATTATCAGACAGATGTATGGCAAGTTTCCAGCAAAGGCTATTGCGACAAAGATCGGTGTAGACGAAAATGCGATTTACAATCGTTGCAAGAAACTTAAGCTAACGAAAGGAGGTACGAAATGATAGTTATTGTTACTGCAATGGATAAGGAATATAACCTTATCAGAGAATGGCTTGCAAAGGCGAATGTAAAAAATACAGCATTACTCAAAACAGGTGTAGGAAAGGTGAATGCCGCAAGCGGCTTAAGCGACTTTCTATCTTCTGTTACAAGTGACGTTGTTACGAGAGTTATCTCTGTAGGATGTGCCGGTGCTGCCGTTGCAGGTTTGAAACCTGGTAATATCGTAATCGGTAATTCATACTGTTACCATGATGTATATTGTGGTGAACCGAATGCTAACGGTCAAATTCAAGGTATGCCAGCGGTCTTCCCTTCAGATTTCTCCTGGATTGATATGGACGAAAGATTCAGATTAGGAACTATAGCAACCGGAGATAAGTTTGTTACTACAAGAGAGCAAGTGTTAGCGATTAAGGATTTTCTTCCTAAGTCGTATAACGTATGCTCCATTGATATGGAGTCTGCCGCCCTTGCTCAAGTATGCTACAAGAAAGGGATTGGTTTTACTTCCATTCGAGTTATTAGCGATAATCCTCTGGAACCAAGCCAAACCGAGCAGTATGCAGGATTTTGGGAAAATTTAGCAGAAAAAGCGTTTAATGTTGTATGTAAGTTGTTAGAGAAATGATACCGAGTTTCAAAGTTGATCATACGAAACTAAAGCCAGGTCTTTATGTTTCAAGAGTAGACAAATTAGGGTTGGAAATGGTCACCACATTTGACGTCCGTGTATGTAAGCCAAACAGAGATATGATGTCTCCAGCGATTGCTCATACTATCGAGCACTTGATGGCTGATTATATGCGCAACAAGAGTTCACTGAAAGATTATGTCTTATATTTCGGGCCTATGGGATGCTTAACTGGTTTCTATCTCATTCTTAAAGGCGTTTGGACTTCTGCGATAATAAAGGATAGTATAGCAGTCGCCTTTAAAGAATGTTCTGTTTCAAAAGTAATTCCAGGAGCTTCAGAAAAAGAGTGTGGTAACTATAGATTAAACGATTTAAAAGGGGCCACATTATTATGTAAAAAGTTTGCTTCATATCTTTCGAGTGTCGGAGAAGACGAACTTGCTTATCCTATGTAATATTTATATGTAGCCATAAAGTATTTAATCATTAAGTATATTTTCTTGTAATATATTTGGTGATTAAATACTTTTTATTTAATTTTGCGGCATTACTTACTATCGCTTCGTACTGGGATATTTTCTTGAATTTATTGTTCAATTAAATATTTAGTTAGAATGAAAAAAAGAACGAAGCAAGTTTTGGTTATTCTGAAACCCAAATCAAAGGCGTTGGGGTTCAGTAGAGAGGAGTTAGAGGGTATTGCTGCCGATGTTGCCAATAACTTAGAACTCGATGAAGAAGCCTCAGACGAGGATGTAAACGCAGAGATTGAAAAGCAGGTCAATGCGGTTCTTCCTTATCTTAAAATTGCGCAAAAGACAGCGCAGCGTACTATCCAGAGTTTCAAGGATAGTAAAAACTTGGAAGACGACGAGGTCGATGATCCTGACGATGACCCTGCCGGCAACAAGAAACCAATCCGCAAACAGAAGAAAGAAAAAGAGGAAGAGCAGGTTCCAGCATGGGCACAGGCACTCATTACTCAGAACAAAGCCTTGCAGACTGAAATTCTCGGTTTGAAGTCAGAGCGTGAGAGTGATGGCCGCCGTTCTAAGCTGAAGGCACTCCTTAAGGACAAAGGTACGTTCGGAAAGACCGTCTTGAAGAATTTCGACAAGATGAAGTTTGAGAACGAATCTGAGTTCGACGATTTCTATGATGGTGTTGTGGAGGACTTGGCAGCTATCGATCAAGAGCGCGCTAACGAAGGTCTCGGAAAACTTGGTGCTCCTGCGGCTCAGAGAAAGCCTAAGGAAGAAGAGGTTGAGGTTATCAAGGAAAATGAGATTGATGAGCTTGCCGAAACTATGTAATCTTTAAATCCTAAAAGTTATGTATGGTGTAAGCGAAACAAAAACGTTTGATTCAGGCAAAGAGTCTGTAATCATCAGAAATTATGTGAATGGCATCATGGGTGGTGTCATTCTCGACATGACAGGGTTTACTGGAGAGTTTATCCAGTGCGGACACATTATCATTCGTGATACCAAGTCTGGCGAATACAAGCCAATGCCGGTAACAGGTGATGCCTATGCGGCTCTTCCTGAAAACCACGAGTATATTGGTGTCTGCATGACAACTGCTCCTGTAGATACCCCTCATGTAGGTGTTATGACGGCAGGTGAGGCTAATGATAAGGCTGTCCCTTATCCTGTCGATACAATCAAGGCAGCTTTGAAAACAACCGTTCCTACTCTTCAGTGGGGACACGACGTAATCGGTTAAGGAGGTGATTTATGCAACAGAAATCTTTATTTCTTAAGTATATCTTGAGTTTCTTCCCAATCTTGAAGACATTGATTGAGAAGATTAACGGTAAGCGCAAGAACGAAATGACGTATCTCCACAAGGATACGTCCATTCTCCGCCGTGTTTATTCTACCGACAACAAATGGGAAGCCGACACAGTTGATACCTCTTACGTAGCTGCTGACTACGTGGCAGTTGATTCTCCTGTTCCTTTGAAGTCTCGTGATAAGATTTCAACCGCCAACGGCAAACTGCCAAAGGTTGGTATGAAGAAATTCTTGAAGGAGTCAGAAATCCTGAGTCTCCGACTTATGGAGTCACAGGGCGGTCAGACAGCAGAAATTCGCCGTAAGTTGGCTCAGGACCCGGTAGCTTGTAATGTCGGTGTTGACGAGCGTAATGAGTATGCTCTTCTGTACGGTCTTTCTAACGGCTACGTGGCTGTCCGTGACGATGATAATCCAAATGAGCTGCTTCGTATTCAGTATCGGTACTTGCCGAAAAATCAGCTCGGCATCAACAACGTTGATGATGGTATTACCGTTGCAGACTTGAAGGAATGTATCGAGCAAGCATCGAATGATGGCAACACCATCTTGATCTTCTGGATTGGAAAGGCTAAGTTTGACGAATTGAAGAAGGCACAGGACGCTCGCGAGCTTGTTGCCAACTATAAGGGTCAGACTTATGACTCCAACACAAAGCTGCCGGTTCCTACTTCCAGCGTATTCCAGGAGGCATTCTTGGACGAGACCGGTGTATCATTCCGCATCATCAACCGTACTGTCCGCTTGGAGCATGATGGCGTGAAGAAGAGTGTTAAGCCATGGAACAACAATATGATTATCGGTGTCTGCTCACAGATGATTGGTGCCCTCGTTTACGGTCAGGTAGCAGAGGCAACAAACAGAGTTGCAGGTGTAACCTATCAGCAGATTGATTACAAGCTTATCTCTCAGTATTCAACAACTGATCCATTGCGCGAGACAACAGCGGTACAGGCATACTGCTTACCTGTTATCGAGGATGTTGACACAATCTATCAGATTAACACCAAGCTTGCAGACCCACCCGTATCTGTTGATACCGAGAAGGAATCAACAGATACAGATGATACTAAGGTAACAATCTCTGATGTGACCTACAAGAAGCCGGAGGCTATCACAACCCTCAATGCCCTTGGTGCCACGCTTTCAAGTGACGCAAGCGACAAAGAGGTAATTGACGCCTATAACGAACTTCCTCCAACAAAGAAGAAGGAGTTCAAGGAGAAGGCAGCTAAAGCTGAGTAACAATGAAGACAATCGGACAAGCATTGGTGGATGAAATTCACATACCAATTCCTTATGGATTCGTCGAAAACGCTTGTATCAAGCGCGAATTGGGTTTCGAGGACGAGTTTGATAGCGCTGTCGCTAAAAGCGATGCGTATAAGGGAGCGCTTGCCGATTGTCTGCTTTCTCTCATACAAGCCGTAAGTTTCTCTGAGTCGGATAAATCCATTGGTTCTCTCTCAGAAGACCAACGAAAGGCTATATTAGTTCAAGTCAATCGTTTATACAACTCTATCGGTGAGGAAGAAGTAACACTTACTCCAAAGCCGACGGTTTACATTAATTGCTGATGAGTCTATTGAATTTTCATGCCTCAAAGCTATACCGGCAGCAGAAGGTAGCTGGCTATACAGATGATGATGGAAATTATCACCAGGGTAAGACCGAGTGGAAGTTCTGCTGCACTTGTGATGTGGTTCCTGCTGGCGAGGCTAACAAAGTAGTTACAACAGATGGGTCTATAGATTATTACTCTTACGAAGTGTATAATTTACCAGTAGCGATAGAAAAGTTCTCTTATGGGGATTTTATCAAGCTTGATATTTTAGGGGCCGAGGAGGCGATTTTAAAGGTCAAGGGATTTCATCGCTATCAACTCCAGTGCAAGATATGGGCATAAGAATGACAACCAGCGCATCTGCTCTAAATGCCTTCCTACAAAGAGCCGCAAGGAAGATACACGAGAATGTGCTTAAAGCATTGAGCAAACTCGGAGACGAATCCGTGGTAAGAATCCGTAACAGGTCTGCCAAGGAAAGCTGGATAGACCATACGGGAAACCTCAGAAGTTCCATTGGATTTGCTGTTTATGAGCAGGGAAGTAAATATATGGAATCTGCCTTTTCGCAGGTTCTCAGTGGCACAGACGGCTCTGCAAAGGGCAAGAAGATGATCAACGACCTTGCAAAGGAATATTCCAGAGTTTATGCTTTGGTTGTCGTTGCCGGAATGGAGTACGCAGGAGATGTGGAAGCCTTGGAAAGCAAGGACGTACTCGCTTCAACGAAGATATGGGCCACGTCCATAGTCGAGCAGCGTGTTAAGACAGCAATAGAATCAGCTATTAATGAAATAAATAGATGGAAGATATGAAGTCAGACGGAGCAATTAAGACCGATGTTTACAGGTACATCAAAGCCAGCGGTTTCATGAACAATGTTAACGGCAAGCTGTCTAAAACGTTGAGACCACATAATTCTCGAGAAGAAGATGTTGTTATCTCCATCTTGGCCAATGAGGGAACGCAGCTTCAAACGGCAATTATAAATGTAAATATATATATACAAGACAATGATGTAGATGGGCAGTTTGAAGAGAACTGTATCAGAGTAGAAGAAATCTGCAAGTTGTCTTGGAATCTCTTGGAAACGTTCAGAACGAGCGAATACGCAGCTCATGCTATTGAGCAGAGGGTATATGCAACAAGCTCGGGAGAACATGTAATAAATAATCAAATCGAATATAAACTCATAAATGATTAAATTATGTCAGTAACATCATGGGGCAAATGCTCTATCTACGTTCAAGAAGTAGGTAGCAAAAAGAACGAGTGGACAAAGCTCCCAACTCCAAAGGATGGCACAACGCAGGTAACACCTACGAAAGGTGACACAATGACCCAGGTCGAGGAAGGTGGCGGAATTGTTGATCGCAAGACAAAGAAGTCCACATACGAGTCATCATATCAGCTCTTCATTAAGAAGAATCAGTCGCAGCCATTCAAGACTATTGATGGTACCGTAGAGGGTAACTACCGTTATGCTGTCCAGCCGGAAGACGCAGAGCTTCCTGGCGTATATATGGGTAACACAACAGTTGGTGCAGAGGAGGCCTATACAACTCAGGACGGTGCTCTTATCACGTACACCCACTCAGCTCTCATTCCAGAGGGCGACGTGGTAGCTAAGACTGTCAACTCGAAGGGTGAGGATGTCTATTGTGCTTATCGCTGGCGTATTATCACTGCCACAAAGACAACAGGAGGAAAGTACGCCTTGACTTTCAAGAAACCGCAGGACGGCGATACCGCTCCTGCTGAAATCACGGAAACCTACGCAGAGACATAGGCATATTCTAATATCCCTTCCGCCGACTGAGGGTTATCAGCCGGCAAACTACCCAAGTAGCTCAGGGGAAGAGCGAGACCAAATAGTCCGTCGCATAAAAATCCAGGGTCTTCAAAAGCTGGTTGAAAGTCGCAGGTTCGAGTCCTGCCTTGGGTGCCAACTATTTAAATTCGAGTGATATGGAAGAGTTAGGAATCATTATATCGAATACGCTCACAGATATGCCTATAGGCTTTGATACTGAGCATACTCACGTTAATATCTACCCTACTACACTGGGCATGATGTACCTAACGTCGCAGTTGGTAGATAGCTTGGAGATAGACAAAGAGTTACTTCAAGTCGATCCATTCTTGGAAGCATTGCGAGTTGCAAACACCAAAAGGGAGACATGCTGCAGATTGATTGCATATCACTCACTCAATACAAAGAACGAAATACTAGACTCCAGATGCGTAAGCAGGCAGACGGAGCTAATCTTCAAAGAATGCTCCAACGAGGATATTGCCACTCTCCTCATAATCATCCTTAAGGCTAACTCATACCAGACAATAGCCAAAGAGACAGGAATGGAAGAAGAAGCGAAGCGTATGGCAAAAGTCAATGCAGCAAAGAAGTCAGAGAATAGCTTTATCTTCGGAGGCAAGACAATATGGGGAACACTCATAGATGCCGCTTGCGAAAGATACGGATGGACTTTCGATTACGTGGTATGGGGAATATCGTATAACAACCTGACACTCATGCTGAAAGATAAGGTTACATCCATATATCTGTCTGATGAAGAGAGGAAGAAAGCCCATATACCGGCAGCAGGGGAAGAGGTCATCGATGGCAACAACAAGGAGGCTGTCATGAAGGCTGTGAAAGAGTCAGAGGCAGAGATTTAACCGAACCCTACGCACGCACGCGAGGAGTTCCGTTTTAGAACATTCAAATTTGGTGTTTCATCGGGATTTCTTTATAACAAAGTATAAATTCAAGGAAAAATAGAACATTATGCCAAGCATAAAATTCGATACAATAGTCGAGACCTTTAAGGTAGTTTCTGGTTTTCGAGACATTCAGAACGCAGTTCATCAGACTGCCGAGAGGGTTGAGAAGGACGGAAAGTCCATTGACGACATAATCTCGAAAATACAAAACAGCATGAATATTGCCATTGGCGGTTGGAGCATTGGCAAGTTCGTCAATCAGATGATGCAGGTCCGCGGTCAGTTCCAGCAGACAGAAATGGCATTCAAGACAATGTTGCAGTCTGAGGAGAAAGCTGATGCGCTTATGAAGCAGTTGATACGCACGGCAGCCGTCACACCTTTCGGGGTCGAGGATGTCACGGAGGGAGCCAAGCAGCTCCTTGCGTTCAACGTAGCAGCCGAGGATGTCAACAAGACGCTTATCGGATTGGGAGATGTTGCAGCAGGTATGGGTCTGAACCTTAAAGACCTCGTGATGCTTTATGGTACCACCATCGCTAAGGGCAAGATGGACACGATGGACTTGTATCAGTTCCTCAACCGAGGTATTCCTATCGCAGACGAGATTGCAAAGGTTATGGGCCTTGACGTTACCAATGCTATCAAGGAGGTCCAGAAGCAAATCAAGGCTGGTAAGGTTACCAGCGACGTTTTCATTCAGGCAATGCAGAATATGTCTGCAGAGGGTAGTAAGTTCGGTGGATTGATGGAAGCTCAGTCTAAGACCATTACCGGTCAGATAAGCAACATCAAGGATGCCATCGAGCAGATGTTCAACGAACTTGGTAAATCTCAGGAGGGTGTCATCAATACCGGATTGGGAGTTGTTTCTACCCTCGTAGAGAATTGGAAGACTGTAGGAAAAGTTCTTATGACCGTTGTCGCAGCCTATGGAGCATACAAAGCTGCTGTTTTGGCAATGATTGCAATATCAAAGGCTCAAATAGCTTGGGAAAGTGCTAAAGCATTTATTTCTTTGGCACGTTCTATAACTTCCGCAAAGGATGCGATGGCACTGTTCAACCTTGTTGCGTCATCTAATCCTTTGGGGCTTGTCTTGGGCGTAATTGCTGCTGGTGTTACCCTATTCGGATTATTCGGCGATAGTGCTGAAGATGCAGCAACCAAGACCTCCAAATTTACCGAGAGTGCAAATGAAGCATCAAGTAAGGTCGAGTCGTTAGTCTCCATTCTGAAGACTGCAAAGGAAGGCTCCAAAGTTTACAAGGACACCATCAAGGAGCTGTCAAGCATATATAGCAACTATGGTATTACCATTGACAGGATCAAAGAAGATGAGAGTAACCTCGTTAGTGTCAAGCAGCAAGAGATTGATAAGTCTAACGAGCTTATCGAGCAAATCAAGTTGGAGGCTACAGAGCGCAACAGAGCCAATGCAATCTCTAAGGCCAACGAAGACTACAACAACCGTGTTGATAGTGCTCAGCAAGCCCTTTTGGATAAGTTGAAGGATTATGGAACCTCCAGTAGTGGTATTGCGGTAGGTATACAGAACATCGTATCTGATTCGGTTATCAAGCAGTTTGATGAATTGGCACAGAAGATGTCTGGCTTGAATGAGCACTCCAAGGAGTATCAGACATATCTGAAACAATACAATCAGCTGGAAGCTTCTTTGATTTCAGAATCAGAAAATCTTGCTAATGCTTTTGGGTTTACAGGAGACAAGACAAGCGATGCCAGGAAGGCTTTGATAGGCTATCTCTATGAACTTCGAGCTGCAAAGAAGCTGCATACCGAGGAGGCAGATAATATCAACAAGGCTGCAGATGCTACTGAAGATTTCGGTAATAAGGCTACCTCAACCAAGAACAGGATAAACGCTTTGCAGAAGCAGCTCCAGGGTGCCGGTGAGGATGTACACGTTCTCTACAACCGTGTCAAGGAGTTCATGCAGAACTATTCCGAGAACAACATCAACTTCCACGTCAACTTCGATGCCAAGATACCATCGTGGATGCAGAATATGAATATTCCAGAACTGGGACGTTTAGGTAAGTACTTCTCTGCTTTGGCACGCGACCTTGCAAACAACAAGAAGTCTGGTGCGTTAGTCAATGGTAAATGGATGTCAACAAATGATATCGCTCAACGAGGATGGGATTATACCAATGCAGCGAACACCAAGCAGACAAAAGCTGACGAGGAGGAAAAGCAGAAGCGTCGCGAAAAGGAAGAGGCAGAAGCAAACGCAAAGAAGAACGCTGCCAAAGCCAAGAAAGCCGCCGCCGATGCCAAGAAGCAGGCAGAAGACCGGAAGAAGGCCCAGGAGGAACTGAACGAGGACTTAAAGCAGCTGCAGCAGGAAAACATCGACAATGATATATCTCAGATGCAGGAAGGCACGGAAAAGAAGCTTGCTGAAATCAAGAACGACTATGCCAAGCGCAAAGCCGAGATTGACAAGCAGGAAGCAGAGTTCA